ACTTTGAAACTTACAAGAATTAGACACGAACCAGTAAAACGATTTGGGAAAGATATTGATATAAATTCCAAAATAAAAGAATTTTATGATGAAGTGAAAAAATACAAAATAGAGGATATTATTTGTATTGATGAAACAAGTATAAAATCATTACAAAAACGAAACCATTGTTATAGTAATAAAGGTAAGAGATGTGTAATAAAAACACAATCACAAGAAGTATTCAAAAAATATACTGGAATATTTGCTATTTCGGTAAATGGTGTGATACATTGGGATTTATATGAAAAGGGAGGAATAAATACAGATAGGTTAGTTGATTTTTTAGAACATAACATTACAAGTAAATTAAGGGATAAATTAATTATTTTAGATAATGCTTCATCACACAGAAACGAAAGAATAAAAGCATTGGTAAATAAACATAATAATATTTTATATGCTGTTCCATATCAACATTTCACAAATTCCATAGAAAATTATTTTAGTATGTTGAAATCAAGATTACAAAAGTTAGATGGGTTAAAATATGAAAACCTAAAAGAAAATATCCAAAAAGTAATAAGTGAAATACCGAAAGAAAAATATGAAAATATATTTAAGGGTGCTTACGAACGACCAGAAAAATTACAAATAATTTTTATATAATTTGCTCTATATAAAAATCGGCGTTTGAAATGTTAAAAGGTGTAAAAAAAAAATAATAAAATAAAACACTTCCAAATAGATCAATCAAAACTAGATGTCAAAAAAAGTGTTAATGAATGTAAAGTAGGTTTTGCATCAAAATGTATCACCATGTCATCTTTTATCATTTTCACGGTTGGATATTGTGTAATGTCATATTTTGTGGCTAATGCTTCTTGTATGTCACAATCTACTTCATGAAATTGTATTGTATATCCTTGATATATTTTTTGATTCCATTCTGTTTTGAATTTTTTCCATTCTTCAAATGATTTTTTACAATAAGGACACCAAGATGTATAAAAATAATACAAATCAATCAATTTAGAAGTTGTTTTTTTTGGAGGAATAGATAATCTTATCATATATCCAAAAAAAAGAATACACACTACAGCAATGATACCCATAAAAATTGCATTCATGTAATGATGAGATAAAATATATTATAATGTTCGAATGTATTCTAAATGTTTATATGGAACAAGTTCTGTTTTTCTACCGCGTTGTGTTTCTAAATGAAACAATTCTGCCGGTTCTGTTGCTTTCAACATGCGCATTCTTTCAGGATTTTGTCTATATTTTGATTCTGCAATACTTTTAATTATTGTGGACTCATCCCATTCCGTCAAATCAACTTTTACTAAATCCTTGTGTTTGTGAGCTTCTGAACCATCTCCTTTACCAATCATATCACCAGAATTTAGTGTAAATCGCATTGCCTCTTTTTTATGAGTGTTCCAATATTTAGAACCTTGTAATGCATGTTCGATAGAATTCCATTTCGTGTTTGGTGGGAAAGGTTCTGGTAAGACATCATCACCAGACCATACAAATTCTGCAACATCAAAATTACTTAACATACGTCTCCAATCTTTAATTTTAGACAATTCTGAATAAGTATGACCTTTGACTAAATTCTCATTTACACCTTTTCCAGGTGCTTTGTCTGCAGAATTAAATTTGAATACGAAAATATCTTTTTGTATCTCTTTTTCTGGAGCATCTTTCGGTATATAAGGTGGCAAATGTTCCTCTGGAGGTAACTCAGGTTCCTTATACATTTCATCTAATACTGCAATAATAGATATTTTTGGATCATTGATTTCAAAACGTTGTCCTAAAATAACTACTTTTATTTTTTTATTTTCTGGAATCTCACCAAAATTAGGTATTTGATGATGATGATCTCTTGCTAGAAATACAATAAATGGATTTTCTTCTGCATCCAATCGACCTTTGATTCCTGCTCTTGTATTATTTTCTACAATACATGTAAATCTATCACCAGGTACAGGGTTTGCAATTTTACATTTAAAAATGACTTGAATATGAATATGTGATCCTTTCAATACACCACAAGAATATCTTATCAATTCAGTACTTCCTTTTTTTAAATATCCTTCTTCTAAACATTTTCCTTCTAAAGAAGAAATTACATTAGATAATACTTCATCAATATTTCCTCCCATTTCTACAATTGGAATAGATATAGAACGAGATAGAAGCGATTCATGATAAAAGTCCATGTTTGTTAGTATAAACCAACATTTAAGTTTTCAATTTTTTAATTAAGTTGATAATTGTATCATCATTATTTTCAATGACTTCCATCGCATTTAAAAACCATCGTTTACCTTTGTATTTTATTTTATCTAGATACCTTAACAATAGTTCCAGTTCACAACAAATTTTTTTTGATGAAAATTTATTTGATGAAAAAGATGAATAATCATCACCTAATACATGGTTTATCCTAGGTATTAAATCTGTAGTTTTTCCTGCATTTTTACATACTTGTCCATAAGAAATCGTTGGATCATCCATATATTTTGATTTGAATACACGTTCTTCTCCTTTATTCGTAATACCTCCTACCACGGTACCGAAATCTTCTTTGGCTATTTTTTTGGGAACAAGTTTATATTCATATTCTTTCCATGTACCTTCTAAATATAACGTAATAATTTTTGCATGATCCCATAAATGAACTAAAGTACCATTTTGAAAAGGTTTTAAAAATTTCAATAATTGTTCTTTGAATTCATCTTGCTGTAAAAGCGCAAAACATTCTTTGTAGTTTAACATTTCAATCATATGCTCAAAGATACATTCATCAAATACGTCATCTTTGTACTCAAACCCATGTTTTTGTGCTATTGTAGGCATGCGTTTTCGTACTTCAAACGCATTACCATACCAATCATACCCCTCTTTTTTAGAATTCAACATATTTTCTTTCAATGTATGTACTAATTCATCTATATTCGTCCGTGTATCTTTTTCTTTGGGTTCAATCCAAATAGAATGTTTTGTTTTGTAAGAAGGAATGCGTCTTTCATAAAGAGGTATATTTTCTGGTAAAGCAATTGGTTGAAAATAATAATACGTGCCATGATTTACTAAATAACCTTTTCGATGAAACATATCCCAACAATCTAATTTTAATTCAATCATTTGTGACAATGCATCTTCGATTTCTTCCATAGAAGTCGGTAAAAATAAATTTAATTCTCGAAATAATTCTTTTTTTTCATACACATATCCATTTCGAAATTGATTACGTATACGTTCTATGGTACGTGTTTTGTTGTACAAAGTAGGTTCAATATTAGCTTCTTTTTCATCACAATTACACTTGTAGTCACAATCCATAAAATCACACAATACTGACAAAGACATGTCCCCTACTTTATAATCAATACGTTCACCCGTAGATATTGTTTGAGGTACAGTCAATATTTTCATTGAAGGTGGATGATTCATCACACAATCCATTGCATTTTCTTTCAATAAACGTGTAATGATGCCTATTTTTTTTGCTTTTTTTTCTGCAAAGCGATACATGTAATGATCTACCGTTTCTACGTCTCCAGTGTAAGAAGTATACAAAAAAATTTGAGCATTTCGTTTTTCAAATGGTAATGTTTTATGACTGCATAAACGAATACCTCTTCCAATAATTTGTTCTACACGATTTAAATTCCACCAAGGATCCATAATGTGAATTTGTCTTATATTTTTCAAATCTACACCTTCTGATGCGGCTTTTGTAATCAAAACCACTTTGATTTTTTCTCCATTTTGATTTTCAGGTGTATTGATGATACGTATGGCTTCTTCTGGACGAGGAGATAAAGATGGAGATCCAGTCAACATACAATAAGAAAAATTTCCTTTTTGTGTAGATCCTTTCAGTAATGGTTTATTCCAATTTTTAATACCCATGGATTCTAAAGCAAGTGCTACAGGTATTACTCCACTGTCTAGTAATTGTGAATAAACAACTACAATGCCTTCTGATTTTTTTATTTGTTTACAAATCTCGGCAATTTTTGCACTATACTTTTTTAAATTTATTTCATCAAAACATCTTTCACTAGTAGGATAATATTCATATACATCACCTTGTCTTTGCATGTATTCAATACTATTTCCTTTTGGATATGTCATATTCAGTACACTAAGAAATGGAATAGAATCACCCATGGATAATGTATTAGAACTAGATGCCAATGATATTACCTTTTCGTAAGTTTTTTTCTGAAAATCACTTAATTCAACTGGATATACTTGTGTTTTCATTTCTTCCATAGTAGTATCCGTATCAAACATAGAAAATGCTTTTGTTGGTTTCATAGTATGCTGATAAAAATAAGAAGGATAAACACGATAAGGAAATGTAAATGGATTTTCACCTTTTACGTAAGATACATATCCTCGAATATGATGTAAAAATCGTTGTTTTTCAGATTCACGTAAATCACCCTCTTTTGTAAAAATGTCTGATTCTTTTAACTCGTAACGTTTATCATTGCGATTGAGTAAATTCATAATCCATATAATTTCACCTGGGTCGTTAAACATAGGTGTAGCCGACAACAATAATAATTTTACAGTTGTCTTTTTTGTTATCAAATCAAGTGCTTTACTCGGTGTAAAACCACGTCCTGTTTCATCTTTCACATTGTGTACTTCATCAATAATAATCATTGAATGTTCTAATTCTGCTAATTCTCTTCGATGTTTATGAATATAATTTGCAAATTGACGATATCCCATAAATTGATAATGTTTTTGTATTACTTCTTGTATACGATCGATGATATCTTTTTTTGTACCTAATAGATTGACTTCACGAAGTAAAGAATTTCCTACACATCCCTTGTATATCCATTCATCACCGTGTTGTGTCAAATGTATTGGATCAAATAATTGTTTTTTGAAATTATCTTGAATATTTAAACCACCCAATACAAATATAGAACGTTTTAATCCACTTTCTTTTAAAAATTGTCGATGTTCTTCTGCAACTGTAATAGCAGAACAAGTTTTTCCTGTACCTAATCCATGAAACAACAACAACCCATTGTAAGGTGTATCGTTAGATAAAAAATTACGAATCACTGTTTGATAAGTAGACAATTCTAACTCTTCATTACACAAACGATCGGCTACTTGTATCAATTCTTCTGGTGTAGATGCATGATGTACTCTTCCTTTGATATTGAAATCTTTAAATTTGGTCAAACTAGTAACAAAATCTTCTTCTTCCAAAGATGGGTATTCGTCTATCATTGGAATCACAATGGTATAACGTTTATGGTCTTGCAATAAAATTGTACCCATTTTTTTAAATTGGATTTCCATACAATAAAGAACATAAATTTTTAAAATTGATTTTTTTGAATAGCACTTTATTGAAACATGGGTATTTGTACTTCTCAAACGTTTACTCGACCATCCTATCATATTCTTCTTAAATTACCACATGGTAAACAATGTTTTCATTCTACTGGTAAAGAATGGGTATACGAAGAAGATTTACATACTATACTTCATCAATGGTATAGTACTTTCTTTGATCATTGGATATTATACAATGATGAAACACCATTACACACTGTCAGTACCGGTGCTCATGCAAAAGGTGTGCTGGCTTGGAATCGTACTACTGTAAGTTGGTTAATACATTCTGTTCCAAAATTTCCAACAGAGTTTCAACATATTACTATTTCACCAAGTGAATTGATGTATGGTCAGTCGTTTTTATTTGTTACTATGCCAATAAGACATTTAGAAGAAATATTAACACAAATATTTATCATGAATCCAACTGTATATAGTAGTACCATTTCGTATGACAAATATACTTCTTTTCATAAAAACATTATGTCTCGTAATTATTCAATTACACCAACCATATGCCATGTAGCAAAGTCACCTCTTCTTCACAAAGACATTTATGAAGAATTGATTCTTCCACAATTTGGTGGGTGTTTGTACACTGAAACATGGATTCGTGGTCATGCATGTGATGATACAGAAAAGTGTAAAATGATTCATGCGATTGAATGGAAAAATGGTGTAAAATATACGTATACTAAAGACCATAGTAAGTACGGATATTCAGATAAAGGATGGATGGTAGTAGGTGATATGAATCGTATGACATCACAACACTCCAGAGGTGGAGGAGGAATGATTTTATGCGAAAATTCATTGATGAAAGAAATTATCCATGTTTAGAAAGTCTACGCTTAGAATGTTTACGTTTAGAATGTTTTCGTGTTCCACCTTTGATTTTTATAAAAGAAAGCATTGAAATGATATCTTGTTTTTTTAATTTGATATAATCTAAAATGTGTAAAATATTTTTGTTCATAGTTTCTTTGAATAATTCAAATGATTGTGTGACCTCTCTATCTAATCCTAAATACGTCAATAATGGATCTACTATATTTTTATGTTCATGTATGTAAACCATTGGATCAATGGTTTCATGTTGACAAAGTACTGATAGCATTTCATATTTTTTGTAATATGGTTTCAATAAAGAATCTTCTTTGAATAATGTAAGAATTGCTTCTTTTGATGCATCATTAAAAATTTTATTATAAAGAATACAAAAAAAATGTAACATACCAGGTGCGAAAGGTTCAGTAGATACTAATGCTGTTTTGTAAGCAATATTCGATAATGATTTACTATTTTGCAATGCATACAAAGATGCACTATCTATATAATTCATATATTAAAACAATATAAATAAAATTATTCTTTCTATAGTGTGGTCTTATAGTGTAACGGTTATCACTCCAGACTTTGAATCTGGCAATTCGGGTTCGATTCCCGATAGGACCTTTAACTCTTTTATTTGTTTCGATAAATATAAAATATATTGATGTTGTTGATTTAATGTTTTCAAAATTTCTTCTTCTTTCATAACTGTATTTCCTATACGTATAGAATATTCTTCACGTTTCGGTGGTAAACATTGAATATCATATTTGAAAAATTGGTATAGTATTGGATTTTCTATCCAATCAGTCATCAACTTATCAGTATCTTTACCTTGTTTGATAATAGTTTTTTTGTCAAAACTATTATGTGAATGTGATACAACTAAAATAACTTGTGTAGGATCTAATTGTACCATAGGAATAGTAAACCCTTTCAAAAAATAAGATTCTTCTGCCAAACTTGCATTTTCTTCATAAGAAGTTATGGCAAGTAATTCTTTTTTGAAAGCAAACGTTCCTGCAGTTGCGTGATTGGGTCCATAAGGACCAAATTCTAAGATTTTGTGTAAATGTGAATAATAAACATGAATGATACTGGATCCAGCACATAAACATTGACTCTCTTGTAATTTTTTTACAGCATGTGAAATACGTGTAGGTGGGTAATAGTCATCATCATCCATGTAGACAAGTATGTCTCCTGAACAATGTTCATGCATGATGTTACGTTTTTTTCCCAAAGGAATTTTTTCGTGTAATTTTACATATTTTACTTGGGGTATATCTTTGACTAAATCTTCAATAGGATCTGTTCCATCATCCACAATGATCCATTCTACATTTCCTACATAATCTTGGTGTTGAAAACATTGAATTAAAAAAGGGATAAATGGTCTACGATTGTAAGTAACGGTGCAAACAGAAACAAGCATTATTTCTTGAACTTATTTTTAATTAATAAATAAAACATATAGATACTACCTACTACAACACCTGCGGTTGCTAAGGAAACTAAAAAAGACTTAGAGGATAGAATAGTCAAAATCATAAACAATAATGTCAAAGATAAACGATGATTACTCATTTCAATAATTACTTTTTCAAAACCATACCGTAATGGAGACAAAAATAAAAATATAATATAATATAATATACCTGCAGTAGCAATCATATACCAACAAAAAGGGTACAATAAAAGCATTGCAATCCAACCAAAAAGAAAGGATAATCCTGTAATAAACAATCGAATCATTAAATTTATGAAACCAGGTTGCAATTCTCCACGAAAAGTAGCATATGCAAAAGAAATAGGAGCCATTGCATAAAACCATCCATCTCTTAATTTTTCTTCTTCTATTATGAATTCACCAAAAAAACAACCATACAATGCTACTAATAACGTAAATAGAATAATTAGAGATTTCGCGTGAATGGCTACTTGTACTAATAGATAAGGTGCAATATAAAAAAGTAAAAAATCATAAAATGTATTACGTGTTGGTATAGATGCAATGGTTCGAAAGAAAGAACGAATTGTAGAAAATACTAATGCACATGTAATCACTAACCAATTGATTACCTTTGAAAAAAAATCTCGATTGGATGTGTAAAGGGTGTAAGGAAATGCATAACCCGTGAAAGAAAACCCATTTTTTGTTCCTACATAAGGAGATTTTTGTAAATCGATAGGTAACATTTTATCTAGTGTATCTTTATCTAGATGTGTCAATGCAACTAAAGAACCACCCATGTATCCTATGCCAAAGACAATGGCTATATTTTTAACCACATCTATGATAAATCCTCTTACATCCCCTATTGGGTTCATAAAGTGTAATTATAAAAAAACTCAAAGAAATCATTTCATATTATAGTATGAAATGGTGGGTGTTTTTATATCCATCTTGTTTAAACTGCAAACATTATGTACCTTATCCCAAATCACGCATTGATCAATTAGGAAAATGTAAAGTGTATCATTCTTTTACAGATTTAGCACGAGAGGATGAAAATAAATGTGGTTTGAAAGCAAGTAATTTTACTCGTTTGTAAGTTCGTTTTCTTTTACGTTTACCACCTGCCATTTCAGACAAAATTCTATTTTGATCGAATGATGCTTCACTACTTCCTGTAATATCAATCACTGATTCTAACAACGATCTTTGTGCAACTTCTACATCTACTACAGAGTTGAATTTACTTTTTTTATTTGTAATATCATTATACATTCTATCTAGTATAGATGGTGATTTATCGAATCCGTAATAAGAATGAGTTGAACTAAGTAAAGATGGAACGGATATAGTTGATATGGTAGAATGTTGTTTGATGATGACGGATGGATATAAATAACCACCCCACTCATAATAATCCTTTGTAAATGGACCTAAATTTTTTTCAATATCAACATATTTTCCTACCCAAGCATCATATGATTCTGGATTTACAAATTTTATAAAATTTACAAAAAATACACGTTGTCCATTCAATAATTTTACTATTTTTTTTGTAATTTTTGATGTTTGATTTATACTATGATTCATTTTAAAAAAAATATAGGGTCTGCCTTTCCCACCTTTTTCTTTTTGATCATTTTCAGATAATTCCAATGCTTTTTGATCAGACATTTTATTCAATGGAATCGTTGCAAATCGAAAATCTGGATCTTTATGATCTTCAAACTCCATATTTTCAAATTGTGGATCTATTGCAATAGATAAATAAGGGCCTAAATATTGTAAAAAAAAAGGATTCGATTGTGGAAATGAATTTTGGCGACCACGTTCATTTTTAGAACCATATGAAACATAAATGGTTTTGTAATTAGAAAATTGTAAACTGTCTAAAAATGCATCGATACTTTCATTCTCGGATGCCATATATTATCATTTTATATTCCATCCATTCAATTGAAAAGTATTTTTTTCTATTTGTTTTCTTGCCTCTTCTAATAACCAACATTGACGACCCATATCTACAAAAACCCAATAAGATGGTCCAGTATTTACAATTTGACTCACACTATTTAAAAATGCATTGTCAAACACTTCCCTTACTTGTTCTATACTGGTTGGTCCTTGTTCAATATAAAACCACGCAGTACCTGGAATATCCACATGTGCCATTTCAATGTTTTATTAGAATAAAATCAATTTTTAAACTCTTTTTACTTGGGGAATAAGACTATCTCGTTCTGCTTTGTACTCTTCTAATGATTTTCCATTTTTACCAACTTTGTCTGGTACATAATCTTCTGATGGTGTATGAATTTTAAAGTCTTCTTCCAATGGTGAAAATTGATGCATTTGTCTTGTACCACCAGATCCTTTTGCGGTCAAATCTTCAGCACTTTGGTCCCAATAACTATAAGAATCAGACATTTTATTCATACTAAAAATAGAATAACATTCCGGTTCACCATTTCCATGGGTTGCTTGATGATTGATTTCAAGCTCTTTAGGTAACAAATAAGAATAAATATCATCTCCAAATAAAACTTGTTTGGATTCCATTTTGTACAATGCAGGTACTTTAGTTACTTGAGAAGGTAGCATAACCTGTTCATTTTCTAAAAAAAGGATAGTATTTCCTTTAGAATCACGTTGTCTTCGATCGATACAAACAAAATGTATTGTTTGACTTAATTTTGTTTTTGCTATTTTTTGAAGTAATTTTTTAGAAGGGTCACAATAATTACTGTAATACACAATAGACATATTACAATAGAATCAATTATTATTTAAATTTATTCCTTAATTAGAGTTTTGAAAACGTTAAAAAATTGATATAAAAATAAACGATATTACTATAAAGAATGAAGTTTTCAAAAAAGGAAGAAAAAGGTATTCTTTATTTTCAATTGTCAGATGTTGATAAAAGTTTTGCGAATGCGATTCGTCGAACAATATTAGGTAACATTCCTATTCAAGTAATGAAACCGGAAGATTGTGTCATTCATGTAAACACATCACGATTTACAAATGAAATGATCAAAGTTCGACTATCTTGTATTCCCATTCATGAAACAAATATCAACAAGCAACTTACAATTGAATGTAGGAAAAAAAATGAGACCACCCATTTAATGTATGTCACAAGTGAAGAATTTAAACAACCTGATTTGTTTCCACCTACAACCATGATAGGATTAGATAAAACTAAAGAACAACGTTATATCGATTGGATACGTCTTCGTCCAGATGAAGAAATTTCATTTACTTGTAAAACTAGTATTGGTACGGCAAATCAATGTGGTGCCTATAATTCAGTTGCTACATGTTCTTATGGATGTACGAAAGATGTAGATGCATCTGAACGCGCATGGGGAGAAAAAGAACGAACTATTACCAAAGAAGATTGGGATTTCTTGGATGGGAAACGTTACATTGTGCCAAATTCATTTGATTTTATACTTGAAACAATCGGTGTGTTTACAAATGACGAAATAGTAAAATTATCTGTGTCCATTCTTATGTTGCAATTAGAACAATGTGTTCAATCGATTACTATCACACCTTCTCTCACGACAATCGAAGATTGTTTTGATGTTTCTATTACAGGTGATTATACAATTGGTACGATTACCATTCCTATGCAAGGAGATTATACAATCGGTAAATTATTAGAATATGAATTATATCAACGATTTTTAGCGAAAGAAATTACTTATGTAGCCTTTTATAAAAAACATCCACATGATACTGTAGGTATATTGCGCATTGCTTCAAAAGGTGCCACTTCAGAATCAATACGTACAATGGTAGAACATGCATCAGAAGAATGTTTAAAAAAATGTAAAGAATTTTCTTCTTTATTAGAATAAACTCTTACCTACGTCATCTTTCAAAAGAAACAGATGTTTACAAATATATTCTTCTACTCTTTTTTTAGATAAAGAACATGGGTACAATTCTTGTAAATAAATGGTATGTAAATCATACAATACCTCTTTCATAGGATGTTCTTTTGCTTTTTCTTTTTTGAACATAAAACATGATCGATATGTGTTATATAGTAACGTGGTCTTATTTTGTATCTTTGTTTCTAACTCATTTACTTTCACACTTTCTTCTGGAAAATAAAACAAGTATTCTTTTAGTATAGGCTTATTTCTCAACATGACATATCGTTGAGAAAAAGGTACATTTTGTTTTAGTTTTTCAATAGAGTGATGCATTACATTTCTTATCTTGGAACGTAAGCCATTATGCTTAAAGACTAACCCTTTACGGAGTCCTTTTTGTGCAAATATTTTTGCTTCTTCAAAACTTGAAAAGTCATATCTTGTGGGAGGATATATATTAGAAATAATTTCTTTTTTACCATGAAACATGGCAACACATACCAAAGATGGTTTTGTCAATGTTACGATACGATGGTCTGGATGTTGCATGACAAAACTATAGCAAATATTTTGGTTCAATTGATCATAGGATAACCCCATTGTCTGTTTACAATCTTCAAACAATTCAGCAAATGTACGTGTGGAATCAAACGTACAGTTGGCACCTATATTAGACTTTGTAGCGATTTTCCATTCTTCATCATAAAATAAATTAATCATAATACCTTCCACAAAATCTTCGACTATATACTCTTGAATAGGAATGGTTTCATCCAATGAAACAGATTTACCAGGAGACATACAAACAAGTGTATCTCCTTTGTAAATCGCGGAACGCAGACTACGATAGAGCGGATCATATTTCTTTTCTGGTGGGTATTTCACCAAAGTATAAGGTCCCGTGGTAATATGAATACAATCTTGTGGCACCATTTTCTATTCTTTCATTGAATCGCTTTAGATACTTTTTCTAAAGGTAATACAATGGAGTTAAAACCTCAAGATATTCTCCATCTTACCTCTGATGAATACAACGGATTTTATTTAATTGTCGAAATAACACCTACATTCATGAAAATAAGAAATCCAAACGAAGAACATATTATTCCTATCCGTGATGGTATTGTAGAAAATGTAGAAATTGTCTTGGTTCATTCTGCTATTGTCGCAGGATTTGCAGAAACAAGAGGTTTTTTACCAGAAAAAAAAATTAGAATCGAAGTAGAATTTCAATCGGATCCACTTTACGGAATCATTCAAACTTTAGAAAAAGATCAAATTGAAGTATTATTGACAAGTGGTGAAACGATTTACATTGATTTTGAATACAAAGGACCACCTTCTTCTATTCTTTCAATTGTTCTTGATGGAGGTTTAGAAATAGAATATGAAGAAATGGATATTTTTGTTTCTGAAAGTAATTCTAGATTTACATTAGATCGTCAAGTAAGTGATTTAATGGACCGTTTGTTGACAAAACAAACCACAAAACACATACAAGATGTAAATCGAATTGTTCAACGTTTCAAAGAATTACGTCATACTTTTTCTACTCCAGATTTACAACCAAAATGGACTCGTGATAAAAAATATCCATGGGTTTTTCCAATTGTTTCTTTGAAACGTAACTTATATCCTTTAGACGTAGATACAGATCAATGGGTACAAAAAATACAAACTCTTCAAGAAAAAACAGAATCTTATTTAACAATTTATAAACAAATCGTGCAAGAGTTTCAACCTTTTGTCAATGTACGAGGTGAAACGGTAAAAGAGAACAAAATGACTTTTATAGCCAAAGATAATATATGTAAATGTTACAAAAAAGAATGTGTAGAAAAACATGCCAGGCTTATTCCACAAGTGGTTACTCACCCTTATTCTTTATTGAATACACCTCCTGAAACAATTCAACCCAAGGGATACTTGACTTTTTCACCACAATATTACCAATATAAATCACCACAGTTACCCTTGTTACAAAGAATACATTATCAATCGATTGTACCCCGTCTTAGATACACAGATGGTATAAAACGTGATACTATTGTTTTACCAAATTTGGCTTCTTGTGTTCCAACATTTGATTTATTTTCCATCCATCATTATTTACAATATTTGGGTCCTTATGATATTCAAAAAAATGATCTTCGTAAAGAAATTGAATTAGGGTTTTATCCATTAGAAAGAGCTGTTCAAAATTACAAGCCCAAAAAATACCCATCTTATCATTCTACTGTATTACCCAATTATCTTACCATGGATCAAGTTCCTTTGCATGCAACCACAGAAGCCATGGCTTTTCAATTAGATGAAAGAACATTTGTAGACAAAATAGATACAAGTAAATCAATATCTCCACCTATTGTAAAACAATATAAAACAGTAAAAGAGTTGAAAGGTGACAAAGGTATCCTTTTTCATGATAAAGAATTGGATCGTACAAATTATGAAGAAATGGAACCTTACACTACAATAGAAGAGATGATGCGTTATTTGATAAAAACAAAACGAATGTTACCTTCTACAGCGTCTCTTTACGCACCACATTTTTTGAATCAAAAAACACGCGTAGTTAATGGAGAATATGCCAAAGTAGGTGACCAATACTATAAACGTGTTCAAGATAATTGGAAATTAGATGAAACATGTTCTGGACCTTATATTTGTTACGCAGAACCAGAATGTGAACCACCATGTGATGATTTTGTATTTAAATTAAAACAAAATACGTTGACTAGCATGATGCAAGAAGTAAAAATAGAGTATTACAAAACATCCTTGGAACGTACGGCTTATTTACAAAAGAAAAAAGATTTTTTTACACGTGAAGTAGAACGTTTGGTGATTTTGAAAGAGAGACAAAAAACAATGTACACAGATCGATTTCAAAAAACGGCAGTAAGTCACCTTACACAATCCCCTTACGCAAATATGTTGTATTTTATTTTACAAAAACCATATCAAGAACGTTACAAAGAATTAAAAGAATTTATAAAACAATTTACACGTATTGCTTTGAAAGAGGAAGATCCATTATGGTTTTACTGTGAAGAGACAGATACTAGATTATTACCATTGGTGTTTGATATTTTGATAGATGCATATGAAGAGGATACTTACGTTTCGAAAATAGAAGAATTACAAAAACAAGGTCAATTACAAATACAAGAAGATAGTATTGTTACTACAGTCGGTGGTTTTTTTGTAGCTCCTGTGGACAGTAGTTCTTCATTTGATGATATGGTACGAAGTACAGTAGTAGAAGATTTCTTTTTGGAATTAACACGAGATACACATCCAAATACACCTTTGATTGTAGAATTGTTGAATGAAACCTCAACGGTAGCAAAAGTCAATTTAACTAAATATTACAATTACATGATACATGAATTGGTAACAGAAACTAATATTCTTGTAAAAAGTATCGCTTTTGTATTGAAATTGGCTGAATTATTATACCGAACGAATGTTGATGATGTCATTTCTTTGTTGATAAAGAAACAACCACGATTTAATACAATACTTTCCAGATTTCATGTAGAATCAAAAGAATTCTCCAAAAAGGATATATTGAATGAAATGAAAAGTATTTCTAGTAAATATGGTGTTCAAATGATTGAAACAAAAACGATAAAAGTAAATAAATCATCTTTTTGGAATACTTTTTTACCACCTCTTCACATAAAAAATCAACCTCCCTTTCAAAAAATGTATGAATTACAAGAACATGTCAAAAAAGTAAAACCTATGGAAACAACCAAAATTACTAGTTGGATTGGTAAATTACCCAACAAAACCGAAGAACCTATTGTTCCATCTCGACGTATGAAAACCATACCTTTTTCTTTTGCCGTCATTCAACCTGTAATATTGTTGTCAACACCTATTATTCTAGAAAAAATAAAAGTGCAAGAGAAAAAAGTTCATATAGATGAAGAGAAATTTAGATTATTGATTCCTCCTTTGAAACGTGAACTTGAACGCATCATACCAGTTGAACTACCTGGAAATATACCTCTTTTATATCTACAAACTTTTGTAAAAAATATTGGACGTACGTATCCATCGTATATTTCACATACCATTACATTTCAAGAAATACCTTTGTCACTTTCATTCCTATCTTTACAACATCGACAAAAGTTAAATGACTTGATGAAAAAACAAATTTTTACAGAATTACGCACATTTGATCCACAAGGTCTTGGATTAGATAAACTATTACAAGATACTGAAATAATTGAAATAATGGAGGCATTAAATGGACCATGCAATCGTTCACAATGTGAATATTATATATTTTTAATTTTTAAAAAATATTTAGATTACGGAGATCGAACACGAACCATCACTTTATTAACATTGTACATGAAAACATTTACGAGTGAACACAAGGGTATTTATTTGAGTTATGAAGACATACAACGTAAAACATTAAAAGATCGTGCTACAGAAGCAAATCAACGTCGTGTTATGTTCAACGGTATGGATGCTGAGAAAAAATATACCAGTTTATTTTTAGAAGAAACCAATTTAACAAAAAAGGCACAACTTGGAAGAAGTCGTGACTATATTGTAGAACGTTATGAAGGAAATGAATTTGTAAATACAGAAGCCATTGGTTTACCAGATTTTGATCCTTTAGATTTATCATTGGTACAAATGGGTGATGATAATGATTTTGGTACAGATGGGAATGGAGATGACGATTATGACGACAATCAATAAAAAATAAAATCAAACCTTGTATTATGAATCGTTTGACGATTGCCATTTTATTATTTTTAGCATCCTTTGGGTTTATTCATTGGTTGAAACCCGTATTGATTTATCAACCAGACGGTTCATTACGAAATTTTGGAATAGGATATCGTAAAAAATCGGTAACTCCATTATGGTTAGTTGTATTTTTGTTGGCGATTTTTTCTTATACTGCATCTATTTACGTTAATCTGTAACTGTATACATAGTTGGTTCTGGTGTTTCTTCTGTTTCTGCCATCGCAACATTATGTTGTAATACATAATCTTCGGCCGATTTGGTACATTCCGTATTCATTAAAATAGTATAGGAACTACTAATGGCAACACTACCTGCTAACAAAAACCATATCCATTCAGATACTAATTCTTTTAGACGTATTACTTGAAACAATGCTTGTTTTTTTGATTCATCTTCCAACAATACACCTTTCATGGAAGCAAACATGGTTTCAAAATTCGTAGTTGTAAATTGATTCAAGAGTAAAGAAGGATCTTCATACACATATTGTAAAGGCTCATTTGGAATAAGTAGTTCTAAAAGTGTTTTAGTACCTCCAACTATTCTTGCTACAAGATATCCAAATGTATTAGAAAATGGTTTTTTCCAATCAGGAAAAAAAGACAATGCAATCAAGGTAGAACCAAATATCAATGTCCATGGTAAAAACGTTGCTCTAAATACTGGCATAGGAGAACTACATTTGGATTGAATAATAGCAATGTTGATAAAATACATGAAAATCAAAATAATAATAAAAAAGAGAATGTGTGCATAATTAGAAAATTTCATGATGTACTTTAAATAAAAGTAAATGGCAGATAACCAGAAAAAAGTGCCCATCGAAGAAGCTATCATAGTTTAAACTCTATATATTTTTTAGGAAGAATAAACCATGGAACACCTGACAGAACCAGGTATTAAAGCCTATTTTTTAGAATCATTTGAAAAATGTAAAGAGTACAAAATGAATTATTACACCAAAGTAGTAAATATTGGTTTGTTTGTATTATTTATAATTATATTAGCAAGTGTACTTTATATGAAAAAAAAAGAAAAAATGACACCACAACAAAAAGCAAAAAAAAATGAAGAAGATCGTGCTTATATTATGAGTAAAATACGTTCTATGAGTAAATAGTTCAACCTTCAGATGGAAATAATTCATCTATTAGTTCTTTCGTAATTCTAGAATCACCATACTGAATTGGTTCATTCTCACTTTCACAAACATAAAATGTATCTTTTTTGTATAATGTATCTAAATAATCTTCCAAGGATGAAATTTTTCCAGATTGAGGATCAAACATAAAAAGACCTTCACCCATTCGAAATACAACAAAATAATGTCCGTTCCCATCTGTACCATAAGATCCTATAGTAGCTTCATTTTTTTTCATGGTATGTCTCAATTCAGAAAAATCATCTATTTTGACCCATGTTAATCTTTCATTATAAGAACGACGCAATAATGTCAACATCATATATCCTGGAATACCATTTGGTGTTTTTTCAGCTAAATAATTTCCTATATCAGGTGTAGCATATTTTAAAAATTTAATTACACTTGCTCCACAATCTTTATCATGTAAAGTGTCTGGTTCTGTTTTGAAACCTTTGACACCGATTACTTCTTGTCCACCTTTTCTAGTTTTACGTTTGTATTTACGTGATTTTGTTTTCATATATTTAACAATTATTTGTTAAACGATTGATATAAGCAACATGATTTGGTTCGTCGTACAATAATTCTACTAAATTATCATTGAACATGTATACTGTATAAATGGTATTCTCTTTACGTTTTACATCTTTGAACTGACCAACGGGTTGATTTTCTTCATAAGTTTCTAAATAATTATTTACTGCGATGATTTGTTCTTCATTTGCGCGTTTCCATAAACTCTTGCATCGCGTATACCACTCCATTGTTACATGTATTATTTATATAAATATCAATTTTTTTTAAAGAAATTGATTTTTCTTCATTTAGTATAATGAATTTTATTGGATTGATTGTAAGATGTAAAGATGAACCTTATGTATTTGAATTTGTAAATTATTATATAAAACAAGGAGTAGATAAGATATATATAATAGATGATAATTCTAATAAAAAAATTTATAAAGATGTTATGAATAATAAAAAAGTAAATATTATTTTTGATAACAATATTATTGAAAAAAATTCAATTAAAAAATTATATATGAAAATTAAAAATAATTATGAATGGATAATTTATGTAGATATGGATGAATATATAACAACCAAAAAAAATATAAATAACACAATTAAAAAAGAATTAGAAACTACATTCAAAGATTGTATGTGTATAAAAGTACCATGGGTTATGATGTCTTGTAATTCAACTCTAAGGAATCCAGAATCTTTATTGAAAACAAATATTTATAGATGGAATCATGATAATGAACATAAAAATAATTCTAAAGAAAATAAATTTAGATGTAGATACAAAATGATAGAAGTTAAATGTATTTTTAAACCAATATTTTTTGATGATATATCTGATCACCATCCTTTAAACCCAAACGATAACGTAAAAATAGTCGAAAGTGTTAAAAATACAGAACAAAAACTAGATTGTTTTTATCATAAATTAAGAGAAATAGATATAGAAGAAGGTTACCTATTATGTTACCATTATAGAATAATTTCTATAGAAAATTGTTTGAATAAAATAAAAAATAATATATGGTATAAAAAGTATAAATTGGAAGATTTGTTATCAAATGATTATCCAGAAATAATAGACAACACATTAAAACATAAATGTCAATAAATTTTCCTTAAAAAATTGAATACGTTAATCTTTTATGTTTAAAATGGACTATTCTATTGTTTCTTGTTACACACGTAAAACTTATTTTGGTGTGGATGTGAAAGACCCTAAACATAAATGTGACAAAGGTACATTTACCCAATATGTACATAGATTTATACGAAAGATCAAAGATATCCTTCGTGATGTAAATGATTTACGAGATGTACGTATTCACATATCTTTATTCGATGTAAAAAATAATCTACATCAATGGATGGTATCTGTAATAGATATAATGAAAGACATGTTTTCGTTACATATTCAACCATTACATCGTACGATTTTTATCTATATTCAAAAAAAAAATCAGATTCTATTTCTTGGAAATATTCAAATTTAATTGAATATTTTTGTTTTTACACCTTTTCTCATTTGAAACGCCCACTATCAAATAAAAAAATTGAAATGAAAATATTTATAATCATTATATACACAACACACAGAATGAACACTCCAGAATACAGAAAAGCGTATATGGCTAATTTACAAATGGCAATCAATAATAACAATAAGAATTTAGTAGCAAACAAAGGAAATCCATCAGCGCAACAATACATAAAAAATTCAGGACAACAATTATTGGGCGTTTCAACGTTTACTCCAACAAATGTTGAAGCAAAAGGAACCAAATTTAAAGGTTACAAATAATGGGCGTTTGAAATGTAAAAAGGTGTATAAACTGATAGAAAAAGATATGTTTTTACCTAATTGTAAAATATAGACTTTTGGTTGTCTATTTAATATAAATATAATATATGAACGATATTTTATTTAATTTTTTATCGTCAGAAGAAATAACCAATATCATGAATGATCCCAATGTAACATTACATAAACATAGGCTTTCAGAAACACCTATGGTTCATTTTTCTATTCCTTTGTATGAAACAATCAAAACAAAATTAGAAAAAAGAATCAAGGTATCTCAAATGATTCCAATGACATGGGTACGGGGAGATACGGTAGAACATGTGGATAAAGGAATATCTCCATTTGAAACTACTTTTTTAATTTATTTAACGGATAGTGATGGTGAATTTATTGTGGATGGACAACATTATTCCATTTCTGCAGGGAATGCTCATATATTTAGTGAAGGGTTATCACATTCTACAGTAGATACTAAAAAAGATCGTTTGATTATGGGTCCAATGAGTGAAACAGGACTTGCAGTTGGTGGTCCACCATCTATCATTTATTATCCTTTGGATGGAGATCTAGAACCAAATTGTAATATAACTTATTATTCATATTCATCAAAAGCATATATTTTAAATATTCCACCTCCTATTCCAGTAAGTACAAACAATTATAATGTACAATATACAAACAATACGGGATACGATGATAAAACAATTTGGTCTCCTCCTTCCGGAAAAAAATTTGGTGGGTGGAAAATAAAAAATGGTTTTTCGCCCATTGGTAATAATACAAGTGATAAAATTTACATTCCTGGTGAAATATATACATATACAAATTATACAGTATTGGTTCCAAACTGGATCAATGTACCTCGTGCTCTACCTTCTTTTAAATTGCATTTTACAGATAACACAATGGTATTTTATAAATCGAACAGTTTATCTACTGGTAGTGGTGGAGTAAGAAATTATCGTCACAAACAACGTAAAACGTAACTTTTACCTATAAAGTTTCAAACAATATGATTATAAAACAAGATAGAATCATAACTACTCCGAGAAGGACTGTAAGTATAATCTGAATACGAAGGTAAAAGAAGTAAGGTATCTGGTGTTTGATTAGGTTTAATCTCAATGTTTGAGTATTTACATTATTTGGATGTAAATAATTTAATTGTAAAGGTGATTTCCATTGTGTACCATTCAATAATACTAAAGTAATAAAGTTCCATATTATTACAATTTATTTTTTAATTCTTTAGTCATGTTTTCACATGTACGCCCGAACCATAAGGGTTCATCCTTTTGATGTAATAGGTTTCAAATCTTACAATAATATATGGATTTTGAACGTTATGAACTAATGGATGAAGTAAACAAAAATGGTATGGCTTTACAGTTCGCAAGTGTTAGATTACGTGATAATGAGTCTGTTGTTCTTACAGCAGTAAAACAAAATGGGTTGGCTTTACAGTATGCAAGTATTAGATTACGTAATGATCCGTATCTTGTTATGGAAGCAGTAGAACAAAATGCTTGGGCTTTACAGTTTGCAACTACTAGATTACGTAATGACCCGCGTGTTGTTATGCTAGCAGTAAAACAAAATGGGTTAGCATTAATATTTGCATCTGACAATTTGAAATATAATTTAGAAGTAATTGAACCAGCAGTAACACAAAATGGGTATGCTTTGAAATATGCATTCAAACAGAATTATCCAAATAAATATTCAACTATTGAATATAAAAAGAGGGAGAGAGCTTCATTGATAGCTGTATATCAAAATGGTATGGCATTACAATATAGTGAATTTACATCAAGTAAAAAAGTTGTTACAGAAGCTGTATTACAAAATGGGTTAGCATTAGCATTTGCATCTGATGTTTTGAAAAATGATAAAGAAGTAGTAATGATAGCAGTTAATCAACAATCACGTTCTTTACAATATGCATCGGATGCATTAAAAAATGATAAAGAAGTAGTGGTAACAGCTATAAGACAGCATAAACGTGATTCACTCGATGAATTTTTTCCTCTTGATGATGATGATGATTTAGTTCATTTTCCAGTATTGAATTATGCATCTGATGCTTTGAAAAATGATAAAGAAGTAGTAATGATAGCAGTGAAAAAAGAAGCTGATGAAAATGAAAGATATGGTGACTCTCCAGCTTATTCATTTAAATATGCATCAAATGCTTTGAAAAATGATAAATCATTTGTTATGGAATTACTAAAATTCAAAGATTGTATTGTACTACCTTTTGTATCAGATGAATTAAAAAATGATAAAGAAGTAGTTATAGAATCTCTTAAAATCAATGGAACATTCATAAATCATGCATCTGAAAGATTACAAAATGATAAAGAAGTAGTTATGGTTGCAGTAAACTCTGAGACAAATGATTATGTGTTACAATATGTATTAGATAAATTTAAAAATGATAAAGAAGTGGTCATTGCTTCTATAAACACTTCTTTCATGCAAATTCAATTTGCATCTGAAACTTTAAAGGCAGATCCTGATATAGCATGTTTTGCTATTAAAAAATATAAAGAATATTTTACCAAGGAAATATATAGTAATTCACATCCTGAAGAAATGGAACCTGAAGAAAGGGTTTCACTTTTAAAAAAAATTCTTTCTTATATTGATTCTTCATTAGATGAAAATGATCAATTTATACAATGTATGATTGATCAAAAAATACCACCTATTGGGAGAGAACGTTTAAAATCACATATGATGGATCGTATTAAATTTCAAACAATGAAAACAAAAGTTCCATTTACAAGAACGCGTACAAATAAACTTATATCTTCTTTTTTAGGTGGAACACGTAAAAAGTTTACTTCCGGCGTTTAATAGTTCGTTTTGTACGTTTTGTACGTTTTGTACGCTTTTTACGTTTACCTCCACTTCTTTCCCAATCTTCATCAAACAAACGTCTAGGTGTAATAGAAACATCCAATGGTGATTCAGAAGAAAAAGATGACCAATCACTAGGTGTAGTTGTCCTACTGTCCGGTGTGATAGAATGTAAAGGTTCGAGATACGGCATTGCATAAGTATTTGGATTTTGTTGAGGATTTTTTAATGTTAATGTTTGAGTATCTACATTATTTCTATGTACAAAATATAATTCGGAAGGAAATTTAACTATTCTTCCATTTAATTTTACAGAATCTCCCGTAATTTCTGTAACTTTAAATACTTGACCATTTTCATTCAAGTTTTAGGATAAATGGTTGTTTGTAGAATGACATAATCTCCTATTCTTGGCATTTCGTCTATGTTCGAATACATACTATTACAATTTATTTTTTAATTTATCGGATGCCTTTACTAATTGTTTCAAAATATTTTCTTCTCTGGCGGTATGGCCTGCACTAACCACCACTAATTCACAATGGTCCATCCTTTTAGATAATTCGTACGCAATACGCATAGGTGTTACTATATCGTAACGTCCTTCTACCATAATCGTTGGAATGTGCTTTATTTTATGCATATTTTTATAAATGGTATCTTTGGGTACAAAGTATTTGTGTGAATCATAATGATTCCCTATAATGGTCATGGTTTCCGTTTCTTTGTACCCTAACTTTTTAGGGGTTGTCATCACATACATGGGTTCTTCATTCGTCATCAAATGTATCAATTGTCGACGTTTTTTAGTTTTTCTAGATAAGGTTTTGTTAAATTTTGTTTGTTCTTCACGATCCGATTTAATATTTAATAAATGGTGTAACTTATCTTTTTCTTCTGGATACATATCATCCAATACATCTTCTTGTGATAAATCATAAATACCACGAAGTATCATGGCAAGAACACGTTGAGGATGGCTTTGAGCATATAATAACGCAAGGGAAGAACCCCAACTACCACCAGCAACTACCCATTTATCACATCCTACATATTCTCTTATTTTTTCCATATCTCGAATCAATAGTTTGGATGTATTTCGTTCTGTATGATTCAACGGCTTGGATTGACCACTTCCTCTTTGATCCCAAAGAATAATATGGTATGCTTTTGGATCATACCATCGACGATGACCAGGCGTAATATGATCTCCAGGACCTCCATGTAAATAAATAACCGGTATACCATTTTTATTTCCAGAACATTCTACGTAAAGTTCCACTTTTTTTCCATTTGGAAGAGTATCTACGTGGATCATTGTTTTGTGATGTGGTTGAATACTTGGATACATGATTTATATGATTATTTAAAATGTACAAAACTATATGCCTTTACTGAAAGATAAATTAGAAAAGTGCCAATGTAAAATAACAATAGAATATTCATATCTTATGAATTTGGCTGTACTACAATTCCAGTTTTTGAAAACATTTTTACAAAAATACAGTGAACTATCGAATATCTAGGATTTTATTTAAAATTTCAAATAGTTCTCCATTGTCTCTCATCATTTTTAAATTTATTTTATTTTTTTTGATAAAAATAACATTTGAATGATGAGAAATTCTTTCACAATGAGACATGTGATGACAATCAAATGAATCCATAATACTTGTATCTCCATAAATATAATATTTTGTTGTATCGTTTATAAAAGTACTAATATCTCTATATTTTTCATCAATATTTTCATTACGACGTATCGTTTGTGGTACAAATGCAAGAACAGTATTTACATTCAACAATGAACCAAACAAAATAGATGCATATCCACCTGCGGAATTTCCTAAAAAAATAACATGTTTATAATTTTTTATTTCATTTTTTAAATAACTGACAGTTTCATCAATTGTATTTGATATACCTACTATTCCTTTATGATAAGAATCTGAATATTCATCTATATAAAAATGTTTATTTATATGAAATTGACTTAAACTATTTACAAATTCAAATTTTTGTAACCCTCCAAATAATTTTGCATTTCCAGCAAAAGATACAATTAATGTATCAGATTCAGGAACATTTACTTTGTAACAAGAATTCATTATAAGTATATTATATGAGCTTAAAATCTTTAAAAAATTATAGTTTGATCAATGGAAGTTTAATTTCAATAACATTTTTAATTTACTATTTTATAGTAAATTATCGTTTCATATATTTTGTTTTTTTATTTCGTAATTATTTTATGATATATTTTATTGACTATAATGTAAAAAATAAAAAAAATATAAAAGAAGGTATTTCAAAAATAAATAATCATGAGATTCAAATAAATATATTAAAAATTACAGGTATTGAAACAATTAGTTTTTGTTGTCTGCATTTAGATACTATCAGCAAATATGACTTACTATTATTTATACCTGTATCTTTTTTATATGAAATTATGTTTGATTTTTTTCATTATTGGATTCATCGTAGTTTTCACATGAATCCTTTTTTGTATGCTATACATAAAAAACATCATACACATTATCATTTGACTAGTATTGTTACATTTGATCAAACATTATTTGATTTTATTCTTGCCGTATCTATTCCAGAACTAATTTCTTTATTTATTTTTCAAAAATTATTTTTTGATATAACTACTTTTCAATATTTATTAATATTAAATTATAAAACTTTTTCTGAAATTGCTGGTCATTCTGGAAAATATACAAATTCATGCGGATTTGTACAATGTATTTGGTTACCTAAATTCTTTCATATAGAATTAAAAACAGAAGATCATGATTTACATCATACATTATTATCATGTAATTATAGTAAACGTTTCAAACTTTGGGATCGTGTTTTCAATTCTTATAAATAAATTTACAATTGGTAGGTGATATTCTAAAAATCCGCAGTAAACATATCATCCGTCTTTACCGTATTCGCTAATGCATATTCACCAACTCTTTTTTCAAAAAAGTTTGTTTTTCCTTCTAAAGAAATCATTTCCATCCATGAAAATGGATTGGTTGCTTGGAATATCTTTGGATATCCCAATTGAGTACACAATCGATCTGCTACAAATTCAATATATTGACTCATGGATTCAGAATTCATACCAATCAATTTACATGGTAAAGACTCTACAATAAATTCTTTTTCAATAGTAACTGCTTCCTTGATGATGGAATGTAGTACTTCTTCACCTAGAGGTACTTGACGTTTATAAAGCAATACAGCAAAATCGGTATGCATAGATTCATCACGACTAATCAATTCATTGCTAAAAGTAAGACCAGGCATTAATCCGCGTTTTTTCATCCAATAAATACTACAAAACGCTCCTGAAAAAAAGATTCCCTCTACACATGCAAAACCAACCAAACGTGTCGCAAACGAAGAAGAATCGCCGATCCATTTCAATGCCCATTCTGCTTTTTTCTGGATACAAGGAAAAGTTTCAATGGCTCGAAAGAGGGATGTTTTTTTTTGTTGTTCTACATAGGTATCGATCAATACACTGTACATCTCTGAATGAATATTTTCCATGGCGATTTGAAAACCATAAAACGCACGCGCTTCTGAAGATTGTACATCCGCCATGAAACGCAAAGCTAAATTTTCTAAGACAATACCATCACTAGATGCAAAAAAAGCAAGAATCATGGAAAGAAAATGTTGTTCGGATTCCGTCAATTGTTTCCAATGAACCATATCTTTGGAAAGATCCACTTCCTCTACACGCCAAAAGCAGTCTACTTGCTTTTTGTACATGGTCCATGCATCCATATCTTGGATTGGAAACATAGTGTAGAGGTCTGCCATTATTCTATGTAAAGAAAATAGTTTTATATTGTATTATGGCATATGTAATGCCTCCACCTAAACCGAAAGTATCGAAGAAAAACAAAATAAAACTATCTATCCATGATGATTTCAAACCAGACGGTATTATTTTTGTAATAGGTCATTCAGATGTAAGGGCTGAATTTTTTAAACCAAAAACATACGAAGATGTATCAGTAGTAACTATATTAGGTGCACCTATAGGTACTTCATGTTTTGTAGATACGCCGAGTATACATCAATTCGCTAAAAGAGTAAATAAATCAAAAGTATCCACTATCGCAATAGAATTAGATTCCACATTACGTATAGATACGAAATATCGCGAAGATGAAGACTTGCCTACATTTTTAAGATCTACTGTAGAAATAAATCGTAGTAGAACACAATATTATGAAAAAGAATGGGAATTTTTAGAAAAAAGGAAACACGGATATGAAAATACTGGTAGCGCATTTTTGTATGTTGGAAATGAAATGCATTCATTACTAGATGAAAGTGAATTGGGACCATTCACAGATAGAAAATCACTTGTGTTAAATAAAACCGAAATAATAAAAAGAGCTTCAAAGTACGGTAATCATTTTGTATTTATTGATCTTGGATGTAATGGTTATGAAACTGGAAGAGAAACCATTACAAAACAAATACACAAAAATGCTTTGGCAGAATACAATTTTGGTGGTAAAAAAACGAAACGTAAATTATGGAAGATGAAATCATTACTACTATGAAAGAAAGAGTAGGGCCTTTGAAAGATAATGTAGATTTTATGATACGTTTTAATGGTAAAGAATATGTAGGAATATGTATATTCGATCCTAGTGTAACTAGAGAACAACAAGGAGAAATAGAAATATTATTCAATAAAGTATTAAAAAAATACAACAATCAATTTGATGAAACAGAATATATTGATATTGTTGTATTGATTCATGCACATGGATGTGTTAGTACTTCAAAAAAAACAGTCGTAGAATGTGAATTTGTAACTACTGCCAAAAATGTAAGTATTTTAGAAGCTGTACCTTGTGGGATTATCAATGTTACAGATGAATTGTGGCATATTGAAGCACGTGAAATGTATGATGAATATAGAGGTTCAGAGACATTCCCATCTTTAGAATTCATCCAAATATTACAAACTTTGTTTCGAAAAAAAAAACAAATAGAATTGAAAGAAAAAAAAGGGGCCATGCATGATTATATTCAAAAGGAATTAGAAAGTGGAGATACAACCAGAATAGAAAAATTAAATGCATTTAGAAGAATTCAAGGTTGGAATTTGCATACATCTAAACGTTTCGTGAATCGTCATTATAGATTAGATCCAAAATGGGAATTTTCCTTTGTTGTAATAGAAGATACAAAAGGACATGTTGGAACAGGTACACAATTGAAACATCACATTGCAAATTTAAATAGAAAAGAATTAGTAGAATATTTATTTAGTTTAGGATATGTTCATCCATTAATTATAGACAATAGTTGTGCTGGAATTTATGCAGAATCGGCTACTTCTCATCGTTATACAGTTAGAAGTGCTTCCAAATCAGGTAAAGCAAGTATGGGTGGTAAACGTAAATCAATGAAGCGTCCAAAGATAAAGAAATTCATTCACTTCTCCTAACATTTCATCTCGAATATTGGACAAATCTGTACTAGGATTACGCATATGAATTAAATATTCCTTGAATTGTTTGAGCTCCTTTAAAAATGTATCGTCCAATAATGTATCACAACGGATCGTTTCATGTACTACAACGCGTCCGGATTCACCAAAATGTTTTTCTACATAAGAATCTACCAATTTACTAAGTGATTCATGAAAAGCATCGGTAGCTTTATGTTTGGAATAATCTTTAGTGTTCCAATGAAATAATTTAATCAAATCTAAGATACGTAAAAAAACAGTGATGAATGTTTGCTTTTGTTTTTTTGTCTTCATACTTTATTACAATATTTTTTCAGCCTATAAACTGAAAATATTAATTATAATAAATATTAGAATAATATGAATGATACATAATTATGACTACTATTGTAACTTGTTATTTTAAAATAAATTCAAAACATTCTCATGAAAAATATAAAACATGGATGGAAAATATGTTATCCATAGACAATCCCATGGTTATTTTTTGCGATAAAGAATCTTTTTCATTTATTGATACACAAAGAAAGAATAATACAAAAATAATTATTACTTCATTAGAAGAATTTTATAGTTATAAATATATCGATACATTTTATGAAAATAATAAAATAGATTTTGAAGTCAATATTGGTCATACACCAGAATTGTATTTGATATGGTCAGAAAAAATACATTTTGTAAAATTAGCTATTGAAATGAATCCATTTCAAAGTAATTATTTTTTATGGGTAGATATTGGTTGTTTTCGAGAAAAAAAATATATAGAATGGCCAAATCCAGAACGTATTCAATCATTGGATTCTTCTAAAATATTGTCTTTATTAATTGAACCATTTGAAGAAAAAGAATTAAACTGCACCAAGAAAACATTACCTGTTTTTCATCGAAAATACCGTCGTATTGGTGCAACGATTTTTGGTGGAGGAAAAGAAGTATTGTTAAAATATAATGATTTATACTATGATATGCTAGAATATTTCATTTCCATAGGACATTTTATAGGAAAAGATCAAAATATATTGAATTCTGTTTATCTATTGAATCAAGAAATGTTTGATTTAGTCCAATGGAAAGAATGTAATGATATATGGTTTTATTTACAAGATTATTTAAATTGATTGTGCTTTACGTTGACACAAAAATAAAAACCGATGAATGATGTTTTCTGTATAATTCTTTGGTCCTCCATTACAATTTCATGTCTTGGATTTGCTAGATTTCCAAATATTTAATCTAATAATTGTAACGCTTGTTCACATGCAAGTTGTTCTGCTTTTTTTTTTATTTTATGTTTACCTTCTCCCAAAAATATAAGAACCGATGAATGTTTTGTGTATTCTTGTATTGATTCAAACGAACCAAATTTGGAAAAAGGGACTGCTTGTTTGATAGACGTTTTCCAAATAGGTTGACCTATACATAAATACACACCCATGTGATAAAAATCATGTGAACTGATTTCTAGATAATCAGGTGTTGTTTTGAATTTTTTTTGTAATTTTACTTGTAATATATTTTTATAATTGTCATCACATAATACAAGTTCCGCCCAATCAATATGTTTTTCATATACATTTTCTAAAAAAGTCTTGGAAGCTTCAAACCCAAGGTCTATAAAAATGGCACCAATAAAGGATTCAAACAAACATCCTAATTTTTTTAAATTAGTTCTCATTTTTTTTTTCTTCCATATGGTTGGAAAGAATGTACCATTCATGTAGTCCCATATCATAAGCTAATTTACCAATGGCTTCATTTTTTACCAATGCAATTTTTTTTTCAGTCATAAATCCTTCTTGTTCTCTATAAAAACGACGGTATAAATAATATTTGGTAATACATTCTACAACACCGTCCCCTAAAAATTCTAATCGTTCATTTGACTTATCTTGTAACTCAATACAATTTTCTGGACATGAACATGTTTTTACATCTGGACGTTTACAGTAAGATTGGTGTATGAAAGATTGTTTGTAAAAATCAAAATTATGTAAAGTTGTGATTCCATAATTTGTTAGAATAGTTTGAACTTGGTTCAAACTAATCCATTTATTTTTAGGATTATAAGGATTAAAACAAATTTCATTATTCATAATTATGATATCATCCTCTTTATTCATTGTACTATAATATCGTAAAGTATTTAAATGTTTAAAATTGATTCTTTTTTTATCTAGTATGAATAAGGATGATTATTCCAGTCAAATGTTTTACCTGCGGGAAAGTGATTGCAGACAAATACCGATTTTATGTGGAACAAGTAGAAAAAGAAAAAACAAGAAAAGGGATAGATGGTGAACCCATTTATTTTACAAAAGGAACTAAAGAAAAATCAATCGAAGGACATATGATGGATACATTAGGAATTATCAAGCCGTGTTGCCGTAGGCATTTTTTAACACATGTTGATATTGAATAAAATATATTGTTATAATATGTCAAAATCTAGAAAATTTAAAAGAAGAAAATCAAGAAAATCGAAAAAGCGGGGTGGATCTCCAGCAGCAATAACAGAAACGATTACATTTACAGTGACAGGTATGAACCCTGGTACTGTTAGACAATTTAGACCTGATCTTACATATTCTAGACCTGATTTTTTAAGAAATTTATTTATTCAATCTGTAAATGATTACAAAGAAGACGAACCAGAAGATGAAACTGTATTAGAAGAACATATACAAATACATCACATACGTGGTGCGGAAGATAATGTAATATTTGAAGGCATCATTGAAGATTGGACAAATGCGCAAATACAAACTTTTTTATTAAGTCTTCAGGTAGGGGATCGTGTACATGTAGAAATAATACAATCATAAGTATTTAAAGAGAAATAATGTCTATCTATTGTAGATGTGGGCCGATGAGCTTTTTGATCCAGATTATTATGACCCACAAGTAAAAGTGCCTACTTCGTCACGAAGAGGTCGTAAGTTTGCATGGGAGATGAAGAAAAAACCTACTTTTTTTCATCAACCAATCAACACCTATTCCAAAAATATTATGCATGCGATAACGGGTGAAGTACTTCCTTATCGTATTGGTTCTAAAGATGAACTGCGATTTTATGTAGTCATGGAGAATGATCCATTGAATTATAAGGAAGCTAGAAGACTTTTTTTTGATTCACCACAACAATATGAAAATGCAACTGGGAATCATGTTTCTCTTGAAAGTAGACAACGATTTTACAATAATAGAGCATTATTCATGTAAACATTAACCATATTTTATTCATATTTTTAACGGCATTGGTGAAAGGGTATCACATCTGCCTTCCAAGCAGAAAGTCCGGGTTCGATTCCCGGATGCCGTATCCCTATTGGTCTAACGGTTATGATGTTCGCCTTTCACGCGGAATACCCGGGTTCGACTCCCGGATAGGGAATAGTATTTAAAGAACTTTATTGAATGTTATAGATGGAGCCATATTGTACTGTGGATACAAAAAAAATAACATCTTGTTATACAAAATGGAAACAATGGTTACCTGAAGTGAATATGTATTATGCAGTAAAATGTAACCCTCATCCAAAGATAATTGAACATGTACATTCACTTGGTGTAAAATTTGATTGTGCTTCTAAAAAAGAAATAGAAGATGTATTAGGAATAGCGTCATCTTCGGATATACTTTTTGCCAATCCTATTAAGTTACCCCATCATATTACTTATGCGAAAGAAAATCAAATACCTGTTTTAGTTTTTGATAGTATAAATGAGTTATTAAAAATAAAAGAGTATTATCCTACAGCTTCTCTTTTGCTTCGTATTGCAGTAAGAAACACTGGTTTTTCACAATTGTCTAAAAAATTTGGTATTGAAATACTGGATGTACCTTTACTATTGTACAAAGCAAAAAATTTAAATATGAATGTCATTGGATTTAGTTTTCATGTAGGAAGTCCATGCATAGAACCATGTTTGTATTATGAAGCACTCAATTTATGTAAAATTGCGTGCGATATTGCGTCAGAGTTTGACATGCCAATTACAACAATTGACATTGGTGGTGGATTTCAAGAAAATACATTTGAGGCATGTGCAAGTGAAGTAAGACGTGGTATGAAATTATTTACAAACAAAATATTTATAAGTGAAGTGGGACGATATTTAGTGGAATCATCACATCGTTTACATGTACATGTTATTGGTAAAAAGAAAAAAGGGGAAGTGCGAATTTATTATTTGAATGATGGGTTGTATGGTACATTTAGTTGCACACTGTTTGATCATGCAAAACCATTACTTCAATCTGATCGTGAAGGACCTTATTGGCCATCTATTGTATATGGTCCAACATGTGATTCGTTTGATATGATAGATGATAAAGCTAAATTACCTGAATTAGAAATTGGTGATTGTTTGTATGTAGATAATTATGGTGCTTATACTTTAGCCAGTTGTTTCAATGGATATGAAATGAAACATTTTATTTATATATAATATGGCAACGAAAAGACAAAATAGACAAAGACGTGTAAAAACGAAACGCGGAGGTTTATTTGGATTGAAACCATTAAAAACATGGACTGAGAATTATATGAATTGTACAAATCGTTTTAAAAAAAACGGTAATTACAATGGTCAAGCTTTAGAACAATTCTGTAACAATGGAAAACATAAAGATAAAAATTGGCATAAAGACGGTACAGCTGAACCTTGGAATAATAATAAGCCATACATTTAATTTTGTTTCAAAGTATAAAATTAAAATTTAGAAAGATAGTATGGTCTAAAGTATGGACTATTATGACATATTAGGTATTCCTAAACATGCAACACCAGAACAAATAAAAAAACAATACCGTAAATTATCTTTAGAATTTCATCCAGATCGACCCGGTGGTAATGCATCTAAATTTAAAGAAATAAATGAAGCATATGAAACATTAAGTGATGAGTCCAAACGAAAACAATATGATAATCCACAAGTTGATATCTCTGAAATGTTTGGATTTCCTTTTGGACAATTTCAAGCGCAAGGATTTCCTCCAGGGTTTCCAGGATTTATCTTTCAAAATTTGATGAAACCACCACCTTTGACAATGAATGTATCGATTACTCTAGATCAAGCCTATACAGGTTGTAAAATTCCGATCAAGATCGAGCGATGGATACACCGTAATCATATCAAAGAATTAGAAAAGGAAACATATTATATTGATATTCCACCAGGGATTGATTCCAATGAAGGTATGATTCTTATGAATAAAGGACATATGTCACCTGACGGTTCGATGGGAGATGTACGTGTTCTTATTCAGATAGAACCACACGTATTAGTTAGAAAAGGGTTAGACTTATGTTACACGCATACTATTACATTGAAAGAAGCATTGTGTGGTTTTTCTTTTGAATTGTCTTATTTACAAGGAAAAACATTTAAAATTAACAATGTCAAAGGTAACATTATTCATCCAACATATCAAAAAATACTTCCAAATATGGGTATGAAACGTGAAGGATTAGTTGGACAATTGATCATTAATTTTGATATACAATTCCCTACATTGTCAGAAGAAGTGATTGATCAATTAGAAAAAATAATTTAAAAATTGAATAAATATACTATGATTGTGGGAAAATGCTTTCTGTGTATGAAATCGCAATTGGATACATTGTATGTTCTATGAATCCAATTTATTTTATGATGTTATTTCTTTCACTCTTTCAAATAAAATATTATATTATTTCTGAAAATCGTGAATTGACTTCTTTTATTTTGAAAAAAATTTCACCAAATATTATTACACCATTCATAAAGCATGTCGATAAAGATGTTCCTTTTGGTTATTTTGTAGGAAAAAATTACATTGGATATATTTCAAAAGAAAATGAGTTACATTTACTTACTTATCCAACAATGTACAAACAATTAATTACGATGCCTTGTATTACACAATCAAATCCTGAACATATCATACCTGAATCTTCTGTTACTGTATATGTAAGAAAAGGTACGTATAAAAATTTATATTATACACCTATTAAGATGGATTTATCCCACATTACACCATTGGGTGATCAAGAAGAAATTATGCGAGGCATTGTTGACATTTATCAAAAACTTGGTAGAGCAACGGTATTTTTGCATGGTGTAACCGGTGCTGGAAAAAGTTCAATGGGTTATTTGTTAGCGAAAGAATTAAAAGGATTTTACTGTCATACGTTCAATCCAACTGATCCAGGTGATCAATTGTCAACACTGATTGTTGATGTTCAACGTGATGATGAACCATTGATTCTTGTTATGGAAGAAGTAGATACGATGATACAGACCATACACAAAAATAATTTTCAAAAACATGTTGAAATACCAATTTCTGTGTATAATAAATCTACTTGGTCTTCCTTTTTAGATGATATGATCTTTTACAAAAAAGTGATTTTGATATTGACAAGTAATACATCCAAAGAAGATATTGATATATGGGATGAATCCTATTTGCGTTATGGAAGAATACATGCGTGTTATTCTATGAAAACAAAAGTGGAACCTTTTCTCATGTTATAAATATGCATAAACAAATCAATGGTTATCCTTTTTTATTTATTCATGAACCTTCCAAAGTGATACATCTAGAAGTGATGGTTCATTCAGGTTTTGTGTTTGAAACAAAAAAAAATTCAGGAGTAAATCATTTGTTGGAACACGTATTGGTATCTGGATGGAAAAAATGCAAAGAATCTTGTAATTCTTATTGGGATAAAAAAGGTGGATTAGTAAATGCGTCTACAGATGATACTATCATGAAATATTACGTGAAAGGAGATAAAAAAGATATTCCTGAAATGGTGGATTATATCTCTAGTATCATAACACGCTCTATGTTTTCTTCATCTATGTTAGAAAGAGAAAAAAAAGCAGTTATCGAAGAATTGTCAACCCTTGCAGATAATCCATCACAAGAAATATATAATGTATTTCACCAGGCATTTTATACGGTAGAAGGATTACAATATATGGAAGATTGTTCATTACAAATAAAAAATGTAGAAACATTGACGATGAAAGATATAAAATCTGCATATGATGAATTCCATACAGAAAATTGTTTATTTGTCGTGTATGGTGATTTTGATCATTCCATCGTTTCTCTTTTTGAAAAAAAACTTGTTCCACATCCTGGAAAAAAAATACCCATTCAAGATTGTTTTACTTATTGTCATGATATTTTATATACAAAATATGACAAAGAAAATACTACTTTATTTTTAGGATTTCCTTCTACGAAAAAAACTTTTTTTCTACCTTATTTTGAATTATTACTACATCATTTGTTATTTCATGAACTTCGTACAAAACATGAATACATTTACGATATTATTATTCATTGTACACCTTCGAATTGTGGTGTACTTACCGAAATAGAAATTGATGTACAAACAAAAAATGCTGTTAAAACATTCCATACTTTATTACAGACAATACGAGAATATCAAGACAAATTAGTTTCAAATGAATATATAAAAGGAATACAAAAAACAATGTATTATAAATATCATACGGATTATGATTTTGTAGATTATTATTCAAATTATGAACCATTGACAAAAAAACAAATCATTGAAAAAAGAAAAGAGTTTACAACTTCATTGTTTCGTAAATTGTGTAAAGAATTGTGTCGAATTGAAAAATCACTTTGTGTATATCAAAGTAAGGAAAAAATACCCATTCGATGGAACTATATGTAATCACACTTTGATACATTTTCTTTGATTTGAAATGGTTTTCCACACCCATAAATTCCCCTTTTGATGTAAGCTTCACATTCTTCTTTTGTTGCATGTGAAGGTATTTGTTCTCCATTTTCTTTTAGAACACCACAACGAAAAATACCACAATTGATTTCTTCAATCCATATTTTTTGTTGACAATGGGGACATTCTATTTCCATAATATATGCTTTGTCAATACAAGAACGCTTTAGGTATTCCTGGAAAAGGAATACACCAACATGTATTTGGTATAGCTATTGCGGATTGTATTATGACCATTATTGGTGCATGGTTTTTATCAAAATTATTTAAATGGCCTTATTTGTATACTCTTTTAGGATTTTTCATATTTGGTATCATATTACATCGTATATTTTGCGTATCTACTTCATTAGACATGTTTTTATTTAAAAATTGATCTTTTTATTAAAAAGAAATGCATAATGGGAATACGTTATTTGAATGGTTACCTTACTAAACAATGTAAACAAGGTATCTGTACTATTTTGTTTGATACACTATCTAATTCTACGGTAGTAATTGATACTTCTATTTATTTATACAAATTCAAATCGTTGGATTCTCTCGTTTCATCCATGACTCAATTGATTGATTTATTTCAGGAATATTCAATATATCCCATTTTTGTCTTTGATGGAAAACCAAAGACAAATAAAAAACATACTTTACAAAAAAGACAACAACAAAAACAAATTGCATGGGAACAATATCAACAAGTTCTTCATACAGAAACACCAGAGGTACTCCAAACTCTTAAAAAAAACTTTATACGTGTAAGTCAACGAGATGTAGAACAAATCAAAGAACTTATGAATAGTAGACAAGTAAAATATATACAAGCACCACATGAAGCAGATGAAGTATGCGCGCGTATAATGAAACAAGGTAATGCACAATATTGCATGAGTGATGATATGGATATGTTTGTATATGGTTGTTCTCATGTACTCCGCCAAGTAAATCTACATGAAAAAACAGTTATTTTGTATCAATTAGAAAACATTTTACATGCACTTCAAATTAGTCTAGAAGATTTTCAAATGATCTGTATGTTATCTGGTACAGATTATACAGAATCGAATTATACGATATATGATTATATGAAATGGTATTATCAGTTCATAAAATCAGGAAAAGTGAATTTTCATCAATGGTTAACCCATGAAAAAAATATTGTTCATATGAATACAAAAGAATTTATGATTTTATCAGAAGAATTTAATTATTTAGATACACTTATACAACAGGCTTTACCGTCTTTTGGAAATGCTGGCTCATGTACCGTTGAAGGTTGAAGTAGGTAAGCTCATCAGTAGGCTTGAGTGTGAGAAGCTTCTTAAGCTTGGCATCTGGGTTGATCTTGCGACCATTCGCAGGGTCCTGGAGCTTGTTGGCGCGAATGTAGGCGTTGATCTGACGTGTTACATCAGTACGAGCGATAAGGCTACCCTTGTCCTTGTTGAGGAACTCTGCAAGCTGATCACTGATAAGAGTAGGCTTTACAAAACCACTGGGAGCACGTGTAGCATTCCGTTGCTTTCGCTTAGCACCAGCCTTCTGTACAGCCTTAAGCTCGCGCTCCGCACGCTTGTGGAGAGTCTTGAACTCAAGGATAAGTGAAGACATCTGCTGTCGAACTGCAGAAAGCTTGGCGGTTACATCGGAGTAAGCCGATGAAAGGTCATCCTCCTTGACTACCTCAGGGGTAACAGGATTGACAACTGTCTCAACAGTGACAGGTGCGGGAGTAACAGGTGTAGGCTCGGACTTTACAGCTTTCTTAGGCATTATACCCTTAATAGAAGTAGTTATTTAAGTATATTTTTTATATATTATATTTTGCTTGAAAATGCGTTACAAAAAGAAACAATCTTTAGGAGAAATACGTTTTGTTCCATAATTATAAATGTAATGTTGTAAATGGGATTGTTTGTATCCATGATATCTAGGCGTATGTGATACTTGATGAATTCGTAGAATAGGATATAATTTACGAAAACTGTATAACAAAGTAGAAATTGCTTTTTCAATTGGATCTTTTGTAAAATGAATCGTACCAATCCAATCTAAAATAGCATCATTTTTGTCTAATTCCATTGTATTTTTGAAAAAAAAAATGGCAACTAATGATTCTTGAAAATAATAAAATATCGATATTCTTTTTGATTCCATCATGTCTGCCAAAGAGATCAACGAAGGAGACATTTGACATAAAAAAGGTGTTTTCCAACTATCATAAAGAAGATATAAATTCTCCTTGGTACCTTTGACAAAGCATTTTTTTGGAATAGGATATTTTTGAAACCAATAGCTACGTATCCATTCAATTGGATATCTCGTTACGGGGACTAACCAAGATATTCGTGTAGGAGATGAAAACAATGAAATCATACATTTTGTATCTTTCATTCTCAAATATTCATGGGTTTGAAACAGTGTTTGTTTGATGGATTCTGAATCTGCTAGTATGATTTCATGATAATAAGCATCTTTTATTGTTGGATAAAAAAATTTCACCTTTCTACTCACTATACAACCTTTGATGTCAGGATTTTTATAGACAGTACAATATGAATTTTGTAAATACATCTCATGTTTTATTTTGTGATAAGAAAGTACCTCTTCTATATTACTTGGTTGAACACGTATCGTATTACAATATGTGTTCCAGAATGCATTATTCCGATAAAATGTTGTAGTAGGTAATCCCCACAAGTGACGCATAGGTTGTTTACACCAAAATCTACTTCTTATAAAAAGAATTATGACGATCACGAGTAAAATGTACATATTGTTTACGTTTACCTTTTCTTGTATTTTTTGGTCGTATTCCTATCATAGTTTGTAAAGTATCCATAATAGGATAAAATTCCATATGATACTTAGATGTAAGATAGCATTCTACTTCTCTTTCTCTCAATGTAGGACTTGTTGTAGTACGCCCATCATTTTCATCTGGATCTACTTTTTTTTCTATATAATGGTCTAAATTTAAAAAATATTTTCTTATGAAATTACGTATTACTTCTTCAGAAGTTCTTGTTCTAACTTTGTCTAATGCTTTTATGAATCCGTCAAATTCGTCTATGTTTAAGAATGTTTCATATTGTTTGATGTAGACAAATGAACATCCATAAGAAGATACAATTTTAAATCCATCTTCTGTTCGAACAATGACAAAATAATGATCAATTACATTACCGGGTAAAGTCATATCTTGTGATTGTTTTACTAATCCTACATACCACATGTCACCTTTCAAAAAAGTTGTGTCTTTGATTATAGTTCCATTTATAGAACGATTTGATAAAATGTGTTTCAAATGACGCACACTCGATTCATCACTTTGTATGTCTTTCACTATTTGTTTAGTGAAACTAGGAATTCTGTAAGGTGATATTTTATCTTTCATAAAATGTATTAAAATATAAAGTAGTGCTGATAGTTTACAAGAAGTTGTACCTGTACTACTTCTTAACCAATGACCTGAAATACTTGATTGTTGAAATAAATCTTCATATTCCATATTATAAAACAATATATTCGTCTAACATGGTATGAATCATAGTTAATATTTGTTTTCGTTCAACATTATAAGGTCTTATCGATTTCATCGCTTCTTCATACGTGAACCATTTTAAATCACTTACTTCTGTTTTTTGATAAGGTCTTTTTTGTAAGGATTCATTACTTCTTGCAACAAAATATTTATGTTTATAAGATTTGTAATTGGAACCAATAAAAATTTCTTCATAAGGAACTATATTTTTGATCAATTGTAAATCTTTACGATCATAACCTGTTTCTTCTTCATATTCTCTGTAAGCACACAATAAATCTGTTTCATAATGATTTTTTCTTCCTTTTGGAAATCCCCATTCTGGTTCATTCCATTCTGTTTTACTATCTTCAATACATGATTTCAATGTAATCCATTGATTCCCAATCATACAACCATTTTTTATCATCATAAATTTTTCTTGTGCATTCAATTCTTCAGAACTTCCGTCTGGTTTACTGCACCATAAATCTTCCCATAAATCATAAAATGTTTTTTCAATCAATTGTTTTTTTTCATCTAGTGTCATTTCATCAATCAAATTCATAATATGTAAAATAGATGTCAATGAATATTTACCACACAAAAAATCTACATATCCTAATGATTTTTTACGACAAATCATCAAATATTCTTTTTTTTCATTTACATTGATCAATCCAATACTTACAATTGGCATTTTGCATTGTTTATAGACATGCCATGATTTACCACAATTATTACATTTATTCATTCTTGTATTTCATTTATTTCTATTTAATCTTTTTTATTCAATCATATTTCTATTATATAAAATATAGGTTGCTGAAATAGAAAACAATAATAAATCACTTGATCCTCTTATTAGCAATGGTGTATCTAGTATCATTTGACTATACACAATCCATAAACAAGAAGATACTATATTGACAATAGAAAATGACAAAGAAAATATATTTGTAGATTTTTTCGTATACAACAAATACATGAATATAAATCTTCCAGATAATGAAGTACTAGTTGCAAAATAAGCAACTAATTCTTTTGACATATTTTACTTAGATTTGTTATGTTTATTTTTGTTTATGATATATTGTCCACATGGTCCACAGTGATCTTCATTGGATAAATCTATTTTATTATTTAATTTCTTACTACAAGTTTCTAATTTCCAACGTCCAACATGAGTTGGCATTTTTTTGGGAATCCATTTTTGTACAAAATGCCACATATCTTGTAATAGTTTATTTCTTTAATGCCTTTCTTCTTTTTGTTTTTCCACCTTTGAAATGTACGTATTCTTTTTGATTTCTTGTAGGATGATTTTTTGAACACTGTTCTTTATTGTATTTACAGTACAATTTGGCTGCAGTCGTATTTAAAGGGCCATTACAATGTTCTGGTTCTGGTGTTCCAAACCATCCTTTACTATGATAATAAATGTCTGGATCAAATTTTGAATATTTGGGATTTTGTTTCCATAATTTACACCATTTCCTATAATTGGGTTGACAATTCGTTGGGTCATTTTTTTCAGTATTATACACAAATCTTCCACATTCGTCCATACTTTATACATATATATTATGATTATTGGTAGAGGTATTAGCGGAATTGTATATTATCCTTCACTATGTGAATATGAAGGTGATTATGTATCCAAGTTGACCACTTCTGCTATAGCAGAAAAAGAATTACAATTTGCAAGTATTATTCAAAGATATATTCCAAACGGTGCCATCTATGTAGAACATTTATGTAAAAGTCCAATCATAGAAGAAGTAAAAGGTTTAACGTATGATACACTTGCATTATCTAAATATGGTGGTGTTTCAATAGAAACATATATAGCAAACGATTTAGAATACATTTATTATTATTTTGAAGCTCATAAACATAAAATTACACCTGAAAAATTAAGAAATGCAGAAGAACTATTACATGCATTGGAAGAATTACGTGACCAAATTATTGTTATGAATGAAAGTGGATTTTTTCATAATGATATTTCACAAGAAAATATTGTTTATAATGAAAAAACAAAAAAAGCTTATTTGATTGATTTTGAACGTGCAGGATATGAACCAAGTTCAAAAGATGATACAATTCATAGAATTATTGATGAACTACGTAGTTATATTAGAGGTATACAACAAAAAATGAAAAAAGGTGGTCGTAAAACAAAACGTAAGTTATAAAATATAATTTGTAAAATAATACTAATGGATCCTACAATTTGGGGACCACATTATTGGTTTTTTTTACATACGGTTGCTTTTCATTATCCATTGCATCCAACAAGTATTCAAAAAAAAATATATCATCGGTTGGTTCATCATTTTCATGAATTCATACCAAACAAATCTATAGCTACTATTTATGAAAAAGTATTACAAAAAAATCCAGTTTCTCCTTATTTAGATACACGTAAAGATTTTATTCAATGGGTCCATTATATTCATAATGTCATCAATACACGATTAGAGAAACCCACGATTACGCTACAAGAACATTATGATGATTTTTTAAAACATTTTGAATCCAAACCAACAAAACTACAACGTCTTTGGAAAGAAAAAACAAAAATATTTATTTTTTCTATTCTTTGTATTCTGTATATTTGTTACAATAAAAATGTATTTGTATGATATGGAAATAGCTATCCCGTTAGTAGCCCTAGGTGGATTGTATCTTATTTCTAATAAAAAAAAAGAATCTTTTTCTGTAAATGCATATCGTAATCCAAATCAAGTGACCGATAAATATTTTCAACCAAATATTGACTATGAAAATGAATCTAACAAACCACAATTTACAGATTTAGCAGGACGAAAAGTAAATTTGAATGATTATTCTGAAAATATGGTGCCTTTTTTTGGAAAAACTAAAAATATAGGCGATTCTTTGAAAGATTTAAATCATTCAGAACAAATTTTAGACAATGCAGTAGGAAGTGGTTCTTTACAAATTACAAAAACAGCAGTTGCACCTTTATTCAAACCACAAGAAAATATACAATGGGCAAACGGTGCACCAAATCAAAGTGAATTTTATCAATCACGTGTGAATTTAAGTCAAAATATGAACAATGTAAAACCTTTTCAAGAAATGCATGTGGCACCTGGTATGAATCAAGGATATACTTCACAAGGTAGTGGAGGGTTCAACTCTGGTACAGAAGCAAGAGAACAATGGATTGATAAAACAGTCAATGAATTACGAGTTGCAACGAAACCTAAAACTACTTTTACGTTAGATCAGCATGAAGGACCAGCACAAACATTGGTAAAAAATCTGGGTATTGAAGGAAAGGTAGAAAAATATTTACCTGATAAATTTTACATTAATTCACCAGAACGATATTTGACCACTACGGGTGCTACATTAGGACCTACACAAATGTCTATTCAACCAAATCCAACCATTCACCGTGCAACCACCACCAAATCTTATTCAGGACCAGCTGGTAATGGTGGTGTACAAAGTCAGCCAAAACATGGCATGTATCGTGCAGATCATAAACAACAGTTAGGCACCGAAGCATTCACACCAGCTCAAGCACCTGTAGAAAAAGTAGGATACGGATCTATGAATCCATTAGTTCCTACAAATCGTACTTTTCAAAATGCATCCTCGTTTGGTGCAATGGGTGGTCTCATTAGTGCTATTACGGCACCTATTACTGATTTTGTAAGACCTACACGTAAAGAAGATATTGTTGGATTGACACGAAAAGGAAATGCAGGTTCTACAGTATCCAATCCAACAATGAAAGATGTTTATGTTCCACCTACTATCAAACAAGGTACCATGTATAATGCATATGATGCAGGTGGTCGTGCTTATGCGCCTATTACAGATGGTGGATATCAAGTCAGTGATCAACAACCCATACAAAATCAAAGAGATACAACTTCGGTAGCTTATATGGGTGGAGGTATGAGCGTATTACCTCAATCGATGTCTACCCATGCTGATTTGAACGCTTCTATTTCATCCAATCGTATGACACATGGTCGTATTGCAGGTGGAAATATACAAACATTTCAACCAAGTATCAATCAAGTAACTACATCCAATCGATCTTCTATGCATACCTCTTATACAGGAGGTGTAGGTTCTTCTTTAACCAATGTTTCGCCTAGTATGGAAATGTATGGAGGTATTCGAAATCCAAATAAATATGTAGAACCAGATCGAAATACGCCTGATTTACTAGATGCATTCAAGAAAAACCCTTATACACAAAGTTTACATAGTGTAGCTTAAAATATCACGTTCAAATTCAGGAATACGTACAGGTTCCTGACCAATTTTAATATAGGAAGTTCGATGTATATCATTTAATATTGAGTTTAAATCTTCCTTGATTGTTTTTCCATTACGCAATGCATGTATCATCTCTTCACGTTGTTTTTCTAATTCTTGTTTTTTGTACTCTCTTTCTTTGCTTTGTTCTTCATGTCTACGTTGTGTATCTTCATAAGCTCTTTTTTTTTGTAAAAAATTTGTTTTTAATGTAGCAAGGTCAGTTGTTTTTTTATATTCAAACATTAAATCAAATTTTTCTTTGAGTACATGATTCGTAATATCAATGTAATCTTGTTTTTGATTCTTGTACAATTGATCAAATGTAAGATAAGTAGGAATCACAATCGCCATATTGCTTTTACAGTGAACTGTTTGACAAACTACCGTTAACGTTCTATTTTCTTCTGAAAATGTAAGTGATCCTTTTTTACCACAATTTGGACATTTGTTTTTATATTTATGTTGAAGTTTATAGTATTCTGTATAAGAGGGCGGAATTTGAATCATACCCATTTTTTTAAATTCCATACACTTACAAAATAAAAGTTTATTTGCCTTAAATTATGTTTGTATCAATATAAGCTTGTTGCCAAGTAGCTACAGGACGATTCGAAAGTAATTCGCAAAGTGTTTGTTTACAAGTAGTACGTAACATGAAATGAACAATACCGTGTTTATATATATAATCTTCATCAATGTCTAACCATACAATGGGCAACTCTGATAATTTGTATGGCTCTGGAACCAACTCACCATTCAAATTTTGAATACGATTACGATATGGATCGAATGGTTCATTGAAATATCCAATATCATACATTTCGTCTATGGCGTTTTCCATAGTTGCTTTGTATGAATGTACACGTGAAAGATAAATCATTTGTGCTTCCAGGAAATCAATATCATTTGTAACAGATGCATAGGTTGAAAGTGGTGAGCACATACGTATATAATTTTTAATACCCCAATGTTGAATATATGAAGTAATGTGTTCTTTATGAACATCAGGTCCATAATTTTCTTCATAATATTTGTTTGCCTTCATCAATGCAGGAGATAGAACGGCATTGTATTGTTTTGAGTATAATTTGATTCCATACATTTTTACAAATTCGATAGGTTTAGACATGCGCAACATTTTTTTTATAATCTGTAAAAAAAATATTTCAATTTTATAAATGTTGAACAATAGTTTACCCTAAATATTCTGAAGTTATTTTGTATGTTTGATTTCCATAACTAATAGTGACTACATTGCTTAGATCGTGTATAAACTGTTTTATTTTATCTGTAATGGGTACGGAAAGAAAAGTTACATGTGTAAACTGTTCTTCAATTGTTACTTTTTTGACACACTGTATACCAAGATAATTTTCAATTGCTTCTTTTACCAAAACACCATTGTTAGAGAGAATAGGTGGAAGAATCATTTTTTAAAAATGTTATAGTAATCGATTTCAATTTTTTTTGTGTTTGACCATTTTTTATTAAATATTATTTTAATAGAATGGGAAACATACCTATTCAACGTATCAATTTTGAAGACATGCAATTGGCACAAAAAAATGATTCATTGATTATTAGTACATTACCTTCATCGGAACAAGGTGTGTTGATTGCAAACACCATTTCATGGGAAAAAGAAATAAAGGCAGTAGAACTAGCCATTACAAAAAAACATTCTGTATTTGTCTATGGAAGACATAGTAATGATGAAACCATTTATTCAAAATATGAACAAATCAGAAAATTAGGGGGAAAAGTATATCTTTATACAGGTGGTTTATTTGAATGGCTATTATTACAAGATATTTATGGATATTCTGAATTTCCAACGACTACCAAAACATTAGATTTATTAAAATATAAACCGCCTACCCTATTAAATACAAAATATCTTACTTATTCATGGCAGGAGGATTATTAAATTTAGTATCTGGTGGTTCACAAAATGCAATCATGTACGGGAATCCACAAAAAACATATTGGTTAAGTACATACAAACAAATTACAAATTTTGGATTACAAAACTTTAGATTAGAATATGAAGGATTACGACAATTACAATTAACTACAGATACGATTTATAGTTTTAAAGTAAAACGTTATGCTGAGTTATTAAAAGATACATTTTTTGTCATACAATTACCTGATATTTACAGTCCACTCTATTACAACGGAACAAATTATATTCCTTATGAATTTCAATGGATTAAAAATATTGGTGCTATGATGATTCGATCTATACGTTTTACTATTGGTGGTGCTTTGATTCAACAAATAACCGGTTATGACATTGTTGCTTTAGCCAATCGTGATTTAACATTTACAGAAAAAGCAAAATGGGATGATATGATTGGAAATGTACCCGAGTTGTACAATCCGTCCGCATATCATGGTGGCATTTATCCCAATGCAATGTATCAAACTACGGATACTTACAAAACAAATGGGTCAGAACCATCCATTCGTGGTAGACAACTACGAGTACCTTTACCTATTTGGTGGGCATTGAATGCACAACAAGCATTTCCTCTTGTATGTCTTCAATACAATGAATTACAAATTGAAGTGACTTTAAGACCAATACGTGAATTGTTTCAAATCAAAGACGTTACTGATACACAATCCGTAATTGCACCTGTATTTACAAATCCAGCACATCAGTTTTATTATTTTTTACAATCACCACCTGAAACTCTAGATCAATATTCCAAGATTACTTCATGGAATGAAAATACACATTTATCTTGTACCTATTGTTTTTTATCAGAAGAAGAAGCTTACTTATTTGCAAGCCGAGAACAAAAATATTTAGTTCGTGAATTATATGATACATGGTTTTACAATATTTCTGTAACAGATAAATTATGGTTACAAAATTCTACAGATTTAGTATTAAATTGGATGATTTTATGTCAACGCTCTGATGTAACCAATCGCAATGAATGGAGTAATTTTACAAATTGGCCATTTGATTATTTACCAAATGATGTTGTAGTAACTACTAATGTAGATCCAAGTGGTAATCTTATTTATATCATGCCATCGTATTCTCAAGAAAACCAAAAAGATATTCCACTTTATCTAGGTCTTACTTTTGATGGAACTATACGTGAAGAAATGAGACCATCGTCTATTTATAAATATGAACAACAATATTTGACAAGTCAAGGTGGCGGGTTTACAAGTTTGTCAGGGTTGTACACTTATAATTTTTGTTTAAAAACAGATCCATTTACACTACAACCATCTGGGGCAGTAAATTTATCACGTTATTCAAAAATTGAGATTGAAATAAATACAATTACACCTACATTGAATGCAAATGCAAGTTATTTTTCTATTTGTGATCCTTTGACCGGACAATCGGTAGGTGTGAATAAAAGTGCGATTCAAATATATAATTATGTATTTAATACATTGGTCATTGAAGAAAGGTACAATATTCTTTCTTTTGTTGGTGGCAATGCGGCATTGATGAATGCAAGATAAAATTGAAACAATAAACATAAAATACATAAAATGTTTCAAAATATCCATTACACCGAGTTAGAATACAATACACTTTATAAAATTGGTGATTCTTACAAAGGTATTTACAAAGGAAAAATATGTGTCTTTCATTATTCACATGATTACTATGATTGGATAATGAAATTAGAATTTGACAACGTACGTGATTTGGAAAATAAACCAGTTACCGAAACCATTTTTCCCATCACAACAACTTTTTCAAAATTTTGTTCAACCAAAGAAAAAAATCAAACTTCTATGGAACATCGTGCAATTAACCTTATTTTACGTAAATGGACTGGTGATAATACATTTTCATGGTTTTAAAATTATTACTTAAATAGTATACGTGTCTTTATGTGATGGAAATTTACGTAATCAGTTTGAAACGTTCACAAGATCGCAAAGATGAATTTGATAAACATAATTCACATGTTCAGTATCAATATCATGAAGCAGTAGATGGTGCATTAATTAATCCTGGACCAGATATTATTCAACCAGGTGTACATTATGAAAAAGGTGTGATTGGATGTGCTATTTCTCATTTACAATTATGGAATAAATGCATTGAAATGAACAAACCAATTATTATTATGGAAGATGATGCCATTTTACACAAACAATTCAAAAAACATGTCAATCAAATTGTACACAATTTATTACCAAAAGAATGGGATATAGTATTGTTGAATTTTAATTTTGATTCGATATTAAGTTTCAAAACATTAGAAGATTGTCATTGTAGATTTGGTAAACATAAAATCGATGTCAATGAATTTGTGCATTCAAAAATAAATACTACTATTGCTAAATTAATTAATGTGTTTGGTGCAGCTGCTTATATGATTCATCCGAATGGTGCAAAAATATTGAAAGAAAAATGTTTTCCGATGAATCATTCCATACTTCATTTACCTTTTTTAAATATGGTACAGTGTTATACATTAGATATGATGATGAATACAGTATACAAAGATATAAATGCATATGTTTGTATTTTTCCAATTGTTATGACACTACATGGACAAGAAGGATATAAAAGTGTTGCCTTTTCTTAAATCATATTTATACTTCATATAATTCTACCATCCATTCTTCTCCTTCTATGTGAACTATATCTTTAGAAGAAACAGAATCACAACCTGGAAATCCTAAACTTTTTTTTCGTCGATACATAAATGGTAATTTAATACCATCAATCATCGTATAATAATACCAAAGGTCACGACGTAAATTTGCTGGTTTACCAAACAAAGGAATACGACGATCTTGACGTTTCAAATATCCTAATTGTGTATAATCTGCATCTAAATATCGAAGAGGTGGTGCATAAGGATTACGAATGGTATCATATTCATTTTCGACAAATTCAACCTTAATTTCAGGATGTTCTTTTTGTGGAAACAAAGAATAGGCTAATAATGATAGTAATAATACACCCCACAAAAACTTCATATTATAGAAAGATATTTTTCAAAATATTCTTTGGTTACACATTTTTTGTGATGTGTTTTTGTATATTGTTCATAAAAAGAAAATTTATCTTCTTGAGTACAAACATTCAATGCCATATCAATGTCTAAATTTTTATTCCAAATCATACATTTATAATACAAAATAGTATTTCCTTCTATCATAACAGAAGGATATTCTACCGATAATACTTCTTTCATAGAGTCAATCGACAAAGTAGTACGTTCCTGTTTTTGGAATAAATCCACAATTTCTTGTAATTCATAAGAATAATCTTCATCTGGAATCATATACTTATCCCAAAAATGTTTAAACTTAAGTAAATTGGTTTGCATTGTAGTAGTTAATTGACATACGTCATTTTCGCAAATGGTGGCTTGTTGCAAAATAGCTTTAAAATTTTGTTGTGTGATGACAAATGGCAAATAATGATTCCTCAAAAATGTTTTCCACAAAAAATAAACATCTTTGTAAGCCATGGAACCTCCTTTCGTGGTATACGAATCTAAAAAAATAGTTACGAGTGTTTCTGGCGTGTTGTGTTTCAATAAAAGTACATCATTTCTATTTTTTTGTTTCAAAAAACCATCCGAATTTCCGTATTGTGTAGAATATGTAACAGATGCAACAATGAGATCCAATGGAGGAAGTGTTACAAACTCTTTACAAATACCTGGTATAACTCTACATAAATGATAAATATGATCATAATATTTGTGTTTGAATATATCCAATGATTTGTGTAATAAAAAACAAAAAGATTGATGAATCATTTTCAACAATGGTTTGTAAGACGTATCTATGTAAAAAATACAGTCATTTTTACCTAATAATACATCCCCTAAAATAGATAAAAAATAAGATGCAATTTCTTTTGGAAAAGGTAACATGTTGCGTATCATTTTGGATGTATGTGTATTGGTAGTATGTAAAAATAAATTTTCTTTGATTCGTTTGAGAAGAACCGAAATAATTTTTGTTTTTGAAGACAATAATGATTTATCTAAAAGTGAACAAATGGTGTGTACAATACTATCTTCGTGTACAATTTTATATTCATCTGTATATTCTACAAATACTTCTGTTTGCGGAATATAAAAAAAAGAATAATGGTTCAAAAAATAACTAATAAATTCTTCACGTTTTTCTAATAATTCTTGTTTTATTTTTTGTTTTTTTTCATACTCTTCTTCTAGTGTTGTCATAATCTCTGGAAGATTTGTGATGTAATCTTCTACTTTTTGTCTCATGTAATCATGATGTTTGTACTTTTCGCGTAATTCTTCTATGATATTCATTTCATTGTAAACGAAAAGTAAGTTTAAGTTATTTCACTAGAATGATTATGAAATACGTTTGGTAGGAATTTCTGAAGATACACAATACAAAGAATTTTCAGTCATAATAATATATTCTGTTTCTACTTTGAATACTTTGGAAATCGGACTTGTGTACTCCTCTTCATTCTTGACTAACAACTTTTCACCACTTTCTCGAACACCAATGACTACCTCTTTTGTAAGGGACTTGTTCCAGTAATCTAATAAAATTGGCTTGTCGTGTTCTAACGCCAACTTTACTAAATGTTTCATCGTAGTGTCTGAAGGGGTTTTACTCATAAATAATACCTTACTATAATGCTTTAAATCCTTATTTCAAAAGAATATATTTTTTTATTTTGCGCAAAGGCGCTTCTTTTTTACTATGCACGCAATTTGAATCGACAATTTGTTGATATTCTTCAAATAAAATATGAACTAGATAATTATAAATTTCATGTATTACTTTGTTAGAACACTTTCCTACAATTAAAATACTTCCCGTTCGAAAAATCATAAAGGAAATGGCAATAGAGGTAGGTTTGGTGGTTACCCCATCTTCATAATAAATTTTACATTGAATACCTGGATAAGAACATGGGTCATATACGGCAGAAATAGAATATTTGGATATGAGTAATTGATACAAAGCATTACGATTGACAAAATAACCACAATTAAAATTAGAATTAATCAGTACTGTTTCTTCACAACTTTTGTTGTACAAAATAGTAGGATAAAGTGGTCTCAATACATTCAATAACGCTTCAATGATAACTGGTATATGTTCCATTTGTTGAACACCAGGTATTTCGATTTTTCCAGTATTGAAAATTTTCACATGAAATTCTTTGAATACATCAATCAATACTCGAATGATCAAGACGAAACAATTGTAAAAAGCACCCTTTTGTTTAATTCGATAAGATAAAATATCTTTTTTCGAAATACCAATCGTTACTTTACGTATATCTTTGTATTTGATCATACCTTTGGCATTGTCAATGTGTTGTAAAATAGTAGAATAACCATACTCATATGTTTTTATATTTTCTTCTATATTTTTTACTTCTATTTCTGTGGTATTGTTGAATTTCATTTGTTTTTTAATGACGCCAACCTTGGGAACATAATAAGGTAATACTGGTATTTTCCAAAAAGACGTTTTTAAGTCAATCGGTTGATTTAAAAACGATATAATGGTATTTGTAGATATATAAATAGGTGTAGATAAAGGTGTTGGTCCACTCGTGAGAGATAATGGAATCGAAGTGTATTCATCCTTTAAAAAGGAATCCCACTCATCATTTAAATCCATTGTTTTAAAACAAGATAGGTTCTTTAAATCAATTTAATGGCAAATAATAAATATTGTATCATTACTTTCGTAGAAAGAGTAGTATGAAAAACAAGTTCTAAAGAAGAAATAGGTATATTTTTATGTAGAACAAGATAATAGACATATTCTTTTATAATGTGTTTCGGGTCCATGTTATGTAGTACACTGAGTTCATCCATATAATCCATAGATTCTTTCAAAGACAATAGATACATTTTTTCCCATACTTCTGTTTGAATGGGTAAAGAAGGATTGTATTGATTGGTTTGCAAATAGTTAATCATACTTCGTATGTCTGATCCATACATACGTTGTATTCCTTCCAATTGTAATCTTGTATATCGTATCTCTTCTTTTTTTACAATGGTTTCTAAAAAATCCAACATTTTTTCTACGGGTAATGCATTAAATTTCACTTTGATAAATAAAGTTTGCAATGTATCTTCTATTTTACTTATGTAATTACAAATCAAACAAAAAGATACTGTAACCGGTGTATGTAATAAATAACTGAGAGCCTGTTGAGCCGATTTTGTCATAGAATCCACCTCATCCAAAATGACAAATTTTTTTCCTTTACTAAAAAATGGTTTGGTGTGAACAAAAGTATATATTTGAGATCGAATCGTATCAATACCACGTTCATCGGATGCATTCAAATGAATCACCAAACTTGTATCTATTTTACCTTGATTTTCTTGATATGTTTGAATTAAATTCAAAATAGTAGTAGTTTTTCCTGTACCAGGTGGTCCATAAAACAACAAATTAGGAATATAATTTTTTGCCAACATGTTTTTAAAAAATAATTGGTTTGTTTCTTCTAATACAATGGTATCAAATGTAGAAGGTCTATATTTTTCTACCCATGGTTCCATACATGTGATTCTTTATTTATCATTAAATTGAAATAGAAATAAATATAACGTTGTAAAATGAAGTGTGTTCATTGTAACAAAAAAACTACACTATTGGTTACATGTAAATGCGGAAAACTTTTATGTTTAAAACATCGATTCTCCGATAAACATATATGTAGTTATGTCGATGAATTATTCAAAATAGAAAAAATAGTTAAGGAAAAGATTATTCAAATCTGAAAACTTTTCTAATTCTATGTTATGTCCTCAAGAATACGTTCGACTTTTAGTGCAGGAAGTGCTGGATCTACCAAATATAATGTAAATGTAAACGTCAACAGTGCTGGTGGTAGCAAAAAACAAGGTATTGCTTCTCGTGTAGGCATTGATCATTGGGCGAATAGTGCTATACAAACGGAAGCGAATGGTACCGTATACGGTCGTAATCTTATTTTTCATATCAATCAATTAGGTGGAGTAGGTGCTGGACACAGTATGTTTCATGTAGCCGGTTCCTACAATGAACCAAGGGGGGTAAGACGTGTTCCTACTTATTCTTTCAATTTAAAAACTGCAAAATAAATATGTGGTATCTGTGTCTTTTATTTTATTTTTTGCAATTTCAAATCGCAAAAATAAAATCTCCTTCGAATCCTTCTCCTACAAAACCATGGAAAGAAAAATTAAATGCACTAATACTATGAGTGAAGTAGAATTGTACGCGATTCAATCTAAATTCAATCAAGCCAAAATGGAATATACTACTTTGTTGGAATCCATTCAAACATCTTGTTTAGGAAATCAATTATCCAAAGAATGCCAAAAAGCTACATCATTGAATGCAGACATGCAAACCTATTTGTTACAAATGTCTACTCTTATCAAACAACAACCTTTTCCATTGACAAAACAAAAAGAATTATTAGAACTTTCTAATGAATTGAATAAAGAAATGGAAGATTTGTCTACTTTAGTAGGTGAAGAAAAGGATATGGAAGTAATTTCCAGTATGAATTATGTAAATGCTCTCACATGGACTCTTGCTTCTATTACTGTTGTATTTATCTTAGTTTACCAGTCTAGAAAATAAATCTATATACTAATGGAATATGTAAATACACTCAAAAAATACATGTCTGGGAAAGACTATGCCAACAAAAATGTAAAATCCGCAGATGGAACGATTGGATATGTTACTGCTACTGGTGTGTCAAAAGTATATGGATCTATGGATGATTATAATGCTACCGCAGGAAAAAATAATTGCCCTTCTGATTTTGTACAATTAACACCAAATTGGAGTGATTTAGGATTTCCTGTAGGAAGTCTTATGAAACCTGGACAAAGTTGTGGAAAAGAAAACACTTATGTACAAGCAGAACCACCTGAAACCAATTTTGATTGGCAATTTTATTTACAAAATTATCCTGATTTGACAGAAGCAGGTATCACCACAGAACAACAAGCAAATGATCATTGGAACAACAATGGTAAACAAGAAGGACGATTACCAAATGCTACCATCATGTCTTCTATGGCAACATTGGGAAAAGTAGGATATATTGATGTAGATTCGAATTTTCATAAAGTTCCATTTACATCAGGTAAATATAAAGAATATCTATCACGATCAAACGTAACAGGTATCAATATGGAAGATTGTACCAAATCTATACCACCATTACGATACGGAGAACCTATTGTTTTTGTTCAAGGAGATCAAACCGCATATTTGAATTCTAATTTTATACAATTACGTAAAGATGAATCCACGAATTTGTTTTTTAGACCTTCACCAGGAGAAGACCGACAAGGACAAGTTATTAACTATGGTGATAATGTATCTATATCTACATCTTCTTCCTCTTACACTTCGGATTGTGGATGGTGGGGATGTAAAGTTGCATCTGTGAATCCAACAAAAAATTATATGGATTTTGGTCCAGGAAGTGAAACACCTACACTTTTTCAAATTCTTCCTCCAAAAGGTAGTTCGTATTCTATGAGTACACCTATCAAATATGGCGATCCATTTTCTTTGATGAAAGTCAACACTTCAAATATATCCAAATTGAAACATGGTGTCTCGGTAAATTGTAAATCTGGTACTGAACCATCTGGTATGCCATCTGGTGTATTTCGTTATTCTGGAAATAATACATTACAATATTATCCCACACCAGAAATTGCATCTTCTTGGAATCAAGATTGGGCAAGCACTGTAGATGCAGATTGTAGTACTTATACTTTGGGAGAAAACGCAACCATGTTCAATGTTTCTAAATTAAATAATGGTGATGCGGTTGGTTGTAATGCCGGTAAAGAATTACCCAATGGTGTAAGTGGTGGTATATATCGTTATGTAGATGATAATATATTAAGATGGTATCCAAATCCAACCATTGCCAATTCATGGGATTCTTCATGGTCAAGTCACATAAAGTGGACAGATTGTACTACTTATCAGTCAGGTGATCCCATGACAACAAAAATGTCTAGTAAAAATGAAGATGTTCCACAATTTGCTTATGTATTCAATGGTATGATTGTCTTTGGTTCATGGAACGAAGCTAAGAAATCATCTGTTTTTTCAATTCAGTATAAAGAAACTGAAAAAAAATGTAATATTGAAGATTTGAAAAAGAATTGTACGGATGATTGTGTAGGATTTATACATTCTACATCGAATAATACATGGCAAAAAATAACATCCACCACTTCACCTGGTGATTATAAAATTACAACTACATTACAAGATGTTTATCTGAAAGAAGCAACCGTAGATCTTCAAGATAATTCGTGTGAGCCAGGAAATGTAACATTCATTGATTCTACACTTTTTGCAAATTATCCACAAGGTGAAGATTATCAAATCGGTGGTTCTGGACAATGCAATGTCATTGAATCTCCGCCACCTTATAAAAGTAAAAAAATTCCTAAAAAAATTAAAAAAATGGCTTCCAATTATAACCTTTCCAATTTAACAGAAATACAAAAACAACAACAACAAAATACGAATACGATGAAATCCAAAACAATCGAATATAAAGAAGTAAGCCAAGGTATTAAAAATACGCCTTCGTTAGATACTTTAGAACAACAATATACTGATATGACCATATTTGATAGTCAAAATAAAACAAATCTCATAGTATGGGCTGTAATTAGTGCAGCTATTTTAGCTATTATAATGATTCGTAAATAATATTTTCCTATACCATGGATTTACAAGATACGATTACAAAAATTAGTCAGTTACAAAAAACCGAAGAAAAATTGTATGCTTCTTTGACACATAATGCCGAAAGAGTTGCCTTAGGAAAACAAGACACTTTTACCGAAGAAGATATTCAATCGATTACAGATCAGATAAACTCTTTATCCTCTGCAAGGGTGAATTTGTACAATACTTTGTCCGATTTGTACAAATCACAAATAACTACTGAATCTACCATGAAAGAATCATTAGATCAACAAACAGAAACTTTACAATTGTTAGAAGAGGAACTAAATAAATCAAAAAAAAAAATGACTGCTTTGAAAGATGAAAAATTAAATCATTTGAAAATGATTGAAATCACTACCTATTATAGCAAACAATATGATGCACAAAAAAAACTCATGCAAATTATTGCCGGAGTAGGTATATGTTTGTTTTTTTCCATGTATTTTCAAATCAAACCATTGACCACATGTATCATTATCGTCGGAATTATTTGGATTGGATATAGATTATTAAATATGGCAATGCGTGATAGTGAAAATTATGATGAATTTAACTTTTTTTTCCCACCCAATACCTCTAGTTCTGGGTCTGGTAGTACTGAGATTGGATTATCCGGTCCAGGAATTGACAAAGTATGTATCGGATCTGTTTGTTGCAATGAAGGAACAGTTTGGGATAATCAGTTAGGCTGTGTCATTGAAAAATAAAATATAAATTCCCTTTATGGATATACAACAAAAATTAGATTCGATTCAAATCAAACGTGAAAAAATATTACAACAAACACCTTTGGAACATAACGCAAATAAAGTGAATGAATATTATCAACAAGTTCTCCAAGCAAAAAAAGTAAATGAAGATGCACCAGATCAATTAAAAGAAGCAGAAGAAAATTACTACAAAGCAAGATTTGGTGATCAATATAAGGATGTACAACGACAAAAATATCTCTCTGAAAGTAAAGAAGTGTTACAATCTATGATGAAAGCCCATCAAGAACAATTGAATAATGTAGATGATATGTTGCAAACGTATACGTCTTCTAGATCTTACTATAAAAATATAGAAGAAGTACAAAAAACATGGTTGGATAAAATTAAAAAATGGGTTCGACAAATACAAGAATCACAATCTAGTATAAACAATAGAAATGCTTTTTATGCAGAGCAAGAACAAACAAATTTATCTGGTTGGATTTTATTTGAAAATGTATTTTTGATATCTTTTATAATAGTTACTATTGTGAATATACTCATGACATACAAACATTCAGAATCTAAAGATATTATCATCAAAACAATTGGAATATTGGGGTTATCTGTTATTGTTTTTTTTACGAATACAATATTGTCATGGTTACGATATTTACCAAAATCAGTAACTTTTTATACACAATGGGGGTATGATCCTATGGAATCAAAACTTCCATGGATATTAATTATGGTATTTGTGTTGTTTCTCTCAATTTGTGTAGTATATGTAGATGTAATTACTACATTTTTGAATAATATGAAAGATAATTGGACACGCAACTAAAACCCGATTTTAATAAATATTCAAAGTATGATTACTGAACATGCCATTCATACTTTCAACATAATCTCTTTTATATTTACTATTTTATTATGGATTGGTTGTATACAAAGTGAACCCGTTTTATTTCAAAAAATTAGTTTTTTGGTAAAATGTTTAGTAGGTATTTTGTTAATGTACAAATTTAATGATGTATGGCCATCCAAAACATTTACTGTAATGGATCGTAAAATTTGTTTTTTAGCAGGAACCTATATAGTTACATTTACGTTGGGTGATTATTTAAAAAGGAATATCGTCTCTATAATTTAAGTGTGAATCTAAATGATATATCAATAAATAAATTTGATATTTACGCTCTTCATTCAGTGGTATGCTATCTAAACATTGTTTTACGTAAGAATTATAAGAAGGATGACTTTGATGTGTTCTTGCATAAGATGGTAACGGGTATTTTTTGGTAGGCATAATTTTCAAGTTTTTACAATGATTTATATTCACATCATATAAAACAGGATGTTTGGCTAAACATTTAGGTAATATATGATGATCTTCTGTACATGTCAATCCCATTTCTTTTTTTAACCGTAATCTTTGTTTGTTTATTTTTCTATCATAATGAAATAAAGATTCTGATACATAAATTGTACGGAAGAATGGTCCTGGAATAATAGATAACATAGATATCTTCATACTAAATAGTATGTAAATTCTTTTTACATCTTTTCTTATGTTGTAATTTCATATGTTTAAATACATATGTTAGAGGATATGTATTAACATTTTGAATATTTTGAATGATGCTTAACATTTATATTTTATTTTATTTTAAATTATTTTAATGCAAAAATGGGCGTTTTAAATGAGAAAAAGACTAAGAAAGAATACACCATCTTTTTACAGAAATATCGGTCTTTTCATGTTTTGGTTCTATAGGTTCAGTTTTAGGTTCAGTTTTAGGTTCAGTGGGTTTCTCTACCTCGGGTAACATTTCTAAAATCAATGATTCTGAACCAAAAGTAATGATCGGATCTTCCATAATGTTATGAAACATATTTTTTTTAACTACTTTATTTCATGTGTTTTTTTATCTTCAAATAAAAGATCACCTTTTATATAAGCTTGTTCGATTATTTTTTTGTTCGATATAATTTCTACGTCCAATGGAATTGACTCACAGCATAAAGTAATAGCATAATACAACATAAAACGTCTTTTTTCTTTACTAGAAGAACTATAAGCACCAGAAAATAAAGATACAATAGATTTTACAATTTTTTCTACCAACGGATCTTTTGCATAAAGTAAAATCGTTTCCCATACCAACCAAATCGGATCTTTTGGATGAGAGTATGTTCTATCTGGTAATTGGCATTTATGTTTATGAAAAAAAGATAAAAGCCATTCTATCCAAAAACATGCATCGATCGCATTTTTTTCATGTAGCATATAAGAAAATTCATTCATGGGAATGAATAATTCTTTGGGATCATTTTTTTGGAATGCTTTGTTAAATTCAATTGTAGGTGCTTTTAATCTAGTTTTTGGAATTCCTTCTTCTTTGGGAATGGGTACTATTTCATAAGCATGACTTTTTTTTGAAGTAGCTAATACACATACTATTTCTAAAAATAATTTTCTAATTTCTGGATTGTTTCTTACAATCAATTCATTGTTATTTTCCATTATTTTTTTGAAAGATTGATATCTCATTTCTAAATACAATGGTAATTTTGGATTTCCTCGATGAATATGACGAAATGAAAACAAAAAAAGTAATTCCCACAAATCTAACAATAAACCACTACATATTAATTCTGTTGTCCAATAACAACAAGCTTCTAATAAACCCTTGTTCATTGTATTCAACCATTCTTTTTTCACATCGGTGCGTTTGTATTTGGAAAAGGTCATTGTTTTGAATTGATCTATTGTTCGTATATCTTCAATCATATAGGATTCAAAGAAAATACGTATTCTTTTTTACTTTAAAAAAAATAGAATAAGTATGTTGCTTACAACCATTCTATTGATTTTATGTATCCTAGCTTTTTTACATTTATTTTCAAAACCAAAAGAAGGTTTTTCTTATTCTTATGCTAATGCATTTGATAAAGAACATGTAACTTATTATGATACATTAGTATACGATGGTGTAAAACAAAGTCAAGAATTATTTTTTTTAGATCCTTTATTCACTACAGATAGTATTGTATTAGATGTTGGTTCTGGTACCGGTCATTTTGTACATGCATTACAAGAAAAAGGAATTCAAGCTACAGGTATAGATTCTTCTAATGCAATGATACAATATGCAAAAAAAAAATATAGCCATGACTATTTACTCGGAGATGTAAGCAATACTTCACTTTTTTCTCATGGATATTTTTCGCATATATCGTGTCTTTATTATACAATTTATTATTTGAAAAAAGAACGTTTTTTTCAAAATACAAAAGAATGGTTAATACCGGGAGGATATCTTATTTTACATCTTTCCAAAGAATGGAAATACGGTCCTACATCGTCATTTCGTGGCCCTTTTATGTATTCTTCCTCTCACGTATATGACAAACATCATGAATTTATTACTGTAAAGAAAAACCGTAAACGGTTTGAACATAAAATAAAATGGGAATCTATATCTTCTATTCTTTCCATTGCAAAACAGTACGGATTTACGGTACATTCTATTTATAGTTATCCCGTTCCATATCACGGCGAATTTATTTATGTATTCAAAAAATAAAACTGATAATCATCCTCTTTCAAATAATGTAAAGTAATCATTTTTTTATAAAAAGATGGATCTTTATTCGGATAGGCATGAAAATAGTCTCCAATATTTACATATTGGATCTGTAAATCATTTATTTTATTCGTTTCACTAATCCACATGGCCATAAATACATCACCATGTATTAAACTATTATTTGGATATAGTGTAACATATTCTTTTTTATAATCTTCTATTGTTTTTTCATTTTGTAAATATTTTTTTAATAAAGTATAAGTTGGATTAGATAATAAAAAACCAGCGCCACCACTATAATGGGTAAGAATACCTGTTTGTGAAAAATCTACACCCATATAATAACATTGTTGGCTATCAAAATGTGTTAAAAATTCTACTAATTTATCTGGAAAAACATAAGTATCATCATCAATAAAAATATACCAATCATATACAAGATTAATAGTACGAATAAAATTTAAATATTTATTTGGACAACTATCATAAGAATCATCCGTATCAAACCCATATATATTATTGTTTTCATCCATTTTGTATGAAATATAGTAATAATTTACATCTTTCAAAAAAGTTTCTTTTTGATATTTTACGCGGGTATTCATATATTTTTCACAGGTAAGAATAATATAAGCAATTTTTGGTATTTTATATGTATTCGTTAAATCAACTGATTTAAATATGGTTTCTTTATTCATAATTATGTTTACTATAAAAAAACAAAATGGTGAATTGATAATGAACGATTTGGGTGGACATGAAACACGTAATTCATCTACTTTTTGGTGCATTCGTGAAGCCGATAAATTGTATCAATGGGAAGATTTTGAAACCATCACCATAAATACAGGAGATGTAGGGAATCATGACTATAGTTATTCAAATAATACATTTGAACGTTTAGTATCAGATTTTAATTTTCATTCTTGGCCACAAGTAGGTATACACGATTATGAAACATTTGTAAATCAAATAGATGAAGCAGGATTAAAACCATTTGAAATAAACAAAGTAGGATGGATTGGAAATATTAACACGAATATGAATCGTGCAACACTACATGACATTGGTAAACAAAACGCATTATTCGACATTTTTGATTGTGGTAATTGGTGGATCAATCCAAATTCTATTGTATTACACAATAAAAAATATATATCTACACCTGATTTAGTAAAAACATATAGTATACTTATTGACATAGAAGGAAATGGATATTCTGGTAGATTGAAACATTTACTTTGGTCTCATCGTCCACTTTTATTAGTAGATAGACCACACAAAGAATTTTTCTTTGAATATTTAAAAGAGTGGATTCATTACATTCCTGTACATCGTGATTTATCTGATTTGATCGAAAAAACAAAATGGTGTATGGAGCATTACGATGAAGCATTGAAAATTGCAGACAATGCTTATCAATTTAGTAAATTGTATTTAACACGTGAATCATGTTACAAGCAATGGAATTTTATAATAGAGACTTCCAGGAAACCGGAAACTTCTTTTCAATCAAATCACTAATTTGTTGTGCATACTCTCTTATTTCTTTTTGTGCACTTGGATCTAATCTTAACTTACACAATCGAGCATACGCAGCTAAAGAACCAGTTTCAATGAATTCCGTATAAAGACTCAAAGGTAAAACTGCACGTGCTATTTCAGGAGCAACTTTTTGTGCCAATAAATTATCATATGTTTTCAATGAATCATGCATTGCTTGTTGATAAATTTCTTTCACCATATCTTCATTTTCTATAGGTGTTTCTTTAGATCCTTGCTTCAAATTTGGATCTCGTTCACGAAATTCTGTAGGAAACCATAACTCAGGAACAGAATCCACGTAACGTCTACTAATCTCGTTACGTGCGAAACCTACCGTGTGTCGAAACCATTCGCGTGCTACAAAAATTGGCATTTTAATTCGAAAACGAAGTTGTGGATGAAAAAAAGGACTGGTATGTTCGTGATCTGCCAAATAGTGGATTAATTTTTCATCACCTTTTGTCATTTCCGATGATTCTTTATGAAAAGATACACGCGCAGCATTCACTACAGTCAAATCATTCCCAAACGTTTCTAATAATTTTATCATATTGAAAAATATAAAATTTCTTTAATATAATTAGACTTTTTGTTTTTTATTACAAGAATAACATTTTGTATATTTTCCTTTTCCATCAAATGGTTCTTTGCATATAGAACACAGATCTTTTTTTGCATCTTGGTTGCATGTAAAACAACGTTTGAATGGAGGTTTTAAAGGTTTACCACATTCACATTTAGGTAAACATTTCCAACATATTGTGTAATTACCTTTACCTTTGATTACTTCCTCGCATTCGGTACACGTGTTCATCGTTATACAATATGATTTATTTATTTTTTCAATTTTTATTTTATTTTATCCCATTCTCGTTGCAATGATTGTAGTTGTTGTATTGATGCTATCACTACTAGTCGAGGTTGCAGTATAACTTACAGTAAATGTAGTTGACAAAGAAGATACAGGTAAAATAAGAGTTGTGAAACATACATATTCATTGTTATTAATTTGACTTAATGGAAATTTGAATGGATTCATTACATTTGTTAAATTTTGAATGCTAACATAATTTTCACTAGGTGTAGTGGTGTATCCTTGAAAATCAATATATAATTGAATATACCAAACACCAATTTCTTGTACTAAAAAATCAACAATAGTAAAGGAAGTAGTTGAATTCAATGTAAATGATTCATTAATATTGTTGACAAGACAACTAGTATAACCAATACTAGTTACAGAATAGTTAGGTAATGTATTGTATTGCGTTTGAAATCCTGCATTTGGATCAATGATAAAAGTAGAATCGATACTATTCGTGATTTGAATAGGGGAAGAACTCACATTACCTATAGATAATACAGAATCAAGATTTTGATTTGCAGGAGGTCCAGTTTCACCTTGTGGACCAGGTATACCAGGAGGACCTGAAAGACCAGATTGTCCAGGAGGACCAGGAGGTCCTGGTTGTCCAGGAGGTCCTGGTTGTCCAGGAGGTCCACGTTCATATTTGTATTCATATTCTATCTCTTTTTCTTCTATTTTTTTAGATAAAATATCATATTTTCTTCTCATATTTTTTATTTATATTTTAAATATATGAGTTGTTCAGGATTATGTTTTAGTAAAGCAACCACACTTCATTACATTAAAAATCCACCTGGTAAATCATCCTCTCAATACAATATGATTTTAACTTTGGATACATCTTCTTGGAAAAAACCTACCAATGAAAAAGCAAAGTATGATTCTTATATCCGAGTGTTGAGACGTAGACGTGGTGTATTGTGTTGTCAATAATTACCAAATACATTGATATGGTTCATCTCCATAACTAGATGCAAAACCACCACAAATTTCACTAATTTCTGATTCATATTTTGAAGCAGTTACAATCCAACAAGTTCCATTAAAAAATAGAATGTATTCTCCGTTTTGTGATCTCCATAATTCACGATTAAAATATAGGATACTTTGTTTGATGTACATGTCACTAAAGTGTTTGGTTGTTTTCAAAAAAAAACGATCTATTTTTGTAAAAGGTGTTTGATCTACATATTCTTTTAATACTTGGATATATTCGTATGTTGCGTTATCAGAAGAAACATAATCAAACATGGATGGATTTCTTCTACATTCAGCTATTATGTCTTTATCCGTATAAGCACCTTTGAAAAAATGTGTTTTTTTCAATTCTGAAGTAATACCTGCTAAATGAAATATATTTTTTTCATAATATTCTTTTGTTCCACTAGTTGCCCATGAAAAATCTAATGTTTTGTGAACTCGTGTTTCGTTGCCACGTTTCCAATACGTCCACAATACACACCACATATCAGTAGCCCAACTTTGTATATGGTGATCAATTGGATATTTCATTTCATACTTTTTGAACAATGCATACAATGCATTACATTTATCTTCTACTTGTTCCCAAAAAGAAGAATCTATGTGTTTCAATAAATATTGTGCACCACCTGAATTACGTTCATTTTGTTGAATCAAACCTTCATCCATTTCAAACAATTCTACCATTTTATGAATCAAATCATTTTCAGGTAACTCTGGATATTTTGTTTTGTACCGTTGTGAACAATCTTTCAAATAATTATAACCAATGTAAGAAATCGTGTCGGATACATAACCATAGTCATCTTGTAATAAAGATTGAAAATCAGGAAGTGATACTAAAAAAATATCTGAATCATGATAAAATACTTCTTTTCCTAATTGAGGAAAATCTTGAAAAAATTTTTTTAATATGTGAGGACGTATAGATGGTATGTATTTTTTTTGTTCTGATGTTCTTGTATCTTTATAAAAATGAATCAATCCAGGATATTTTTCAGCTAGTGATATTCCTTTAGAAGAAGGTACATTATCATAACCAAATACAACATGACAATTAGGTATAGCATGTTTACTAAATTGATACATGTACAATTCTACTTGCCAATGAAAATAAATGGTATCTGGTTGTGCAGAAATAAGAATCATATAATACATGCACGAAAAAGATTCTAATATAATTTGTAATAAATATAAGGCAAACCACCCGATATAGCACATTCTTGACAATATTCTGTGTGTTCATTCGTGTATACATGAGTAAATACAGTAAACCATTGCGAATACATTGCAATCCATTTAAACCTTTGAAATGTTCCTATGCGTTGAATTTTATCGTGCATCATAAGATATTGTGAACCTTCTGTAAAATTATACCATTGTACTTCTTCACAAGAATAGGTTTTGCCATTATGTATGATACGTAATGGTTCAAATAACACTTCATATTTGGAGTTCATTTACTATAATTGTTTTTAAAAAAATCAATTTTTTTCAAATAAATATAAAAATTGATTTTAAACAAATAATACTTCATTATAACAATGAACGAATCTACCATTCTAGGAATTCAGTTCAGCATTCTTTCACCTGAAGACATTCGTAAATCATCCGTTGCGGAGATTACAAACAAAGAAACCTATGTCAACAACAAAGCCGTTGTCAATGGTTTATTTGATACACGAATGGGTGTTCTTGATCCTGGTCTTATCTGCCCGACAGATGGGTTAGATTATATTCAATCACCGGGGTACTTTGGACATCTTGAATTAGCTAGACCGGTCTTTTACATTCAATATTTGGATACGATAGTAGGAATCATTCAATGTATTTGTATTAAATGTAGTAAACTATTGTTGGATAAAAATAAATATTCTTCTTTACTTTCATTATCCAATGAAAAAAGATGGAATCAAGTACATACCCTTTGTCACAAAATAACTAGATGTGGTGAATTTAATGAACATGGGTGTGGTTGCAAACAACCTACGAAATACAAACAAGAAGGGTTTGCAACCGTTCTTGCTGAATGGAAAATGGATCCAGCTGTCACCTTGAAAATTACTCCCGAAATGTTTATTAAAATATTTAGACGTATCTCAGATGAAGACATTGCATTTATGGGATTCAGTCCACAATGGTCAAGACCAGAATGGATGATTTGTCAAGTATTAGCCGTTCCTCCACCTTCTGTACGTCCTTCCGTTAAATATGATTCTTCCCAGCGTAGTGAAGATGATTTAACTTATATTTTAGTACAAATCATGCGTATCAACAAAACATTACAAGAAAAAATAGCCCAAAATGCTCCGGCTTCAGTATTAGAAGATCATCATACTATGTTACAGTACTTTATCGCTTCTCTTGTAGACAACAAAATACCTAATGCAAAACCAGCGGCACAACGTTCTGGTCGCGCTTTCAAATCTATCAAAGATCGATTGAATGGAAAGACCGGTCGTGTTCGTGGAAATTTAATGGGAAAACGCGTTGATTTTAGTGCACGTTCAGTGATCACTCCTGACCCAAATTTATCTATTCGTGAATTAGGTGTACCTTTGAAAATCGCACAAAATATTACAAAACCAGTTACCGTAAATGCAAGAAATATCACCATGTTGACAACATTGTTGAGAAATGGACCCGATGTATATCCAGGAGCAAAATTATTGGAACGTGTCAATGATGGACGATCTATTCATATATCTTTGAAATATGCAGATCGTGAATCCATAGAACTCAAAGAAGGTGACATTCTTCATCGTCACATGTTGGATGGAGATGCGGTTCTCTTCAACCGTCAACCTACGTTGCATCGTATGAGTATGATGGGACATATTGTACGTGTTATGAAAAAAGGAAATACGTTTCGTATGAACGTTGGTGATACAAAACCTTACAATGCAGATTTTGATGGTGATGAAATGAATTTACATATGCCTCAATCACTTGAAGCTGAAACAGAATTGAAACATTTGGCTGCGGTACCAAACCAAATTATCAGTCCTGCATCCAATCAATCCATCGTCGGGATTTTTCAAGATTCACTTCTTGGTGCTTTTCAATTTACACGTGAACAAGATAATTTTGGTAACGCACTACATTTTGATGCATTGACTGCCATGAACTTGGTGGTTCAATTGACAAAAGTGGATGAAACTATGTTTCAACAAGAACGAATCACGAACATGCAATTGTTATCGTGTATTCTTCCACCAATGACTAGTTATCAGAAAAACAAATTGTATAAAGATGGGGAACCAGAAACATCTAACAATATTATTGAAATTGTGAACGGAGAATACAAACGCGGACGATTAGACAAGAATGTATTAGGATCTACTACCAAAGGTTTGATTCAACGCATTTTCAATGATTATGGAAATATGGCATCGGCGGATTTTATTGATAATATTCAATACATTGTGAATGAATACATGAAATTGAGCTCTTACAGTGTAGGCATTCAAGATTTGATGACACCACAAGAAACACAAGATAAAATACATGAAATCATTCAAATGAAACGATCAGAAGTGGATGTATTGATTGCTCAAACCAAATTTGGTGCTTTTACGAATGAAACTGGTAAATCAAACATGGAGGAGTTTGAATCTAGAATCAATGTAATTTTGGGAGAGGCAAACACCATGGCTGGAAAAATTGGAAAGGAAGCATTGTCTCCTACCAATCGTTTTGCTCTCATGGTACAAGCAGGTTCCAAAGGGTCTGATATCAACATTTCACAAATGGTATCCTGTTTAGGACAACAACAAGTAGAAGGAAAACGTATTCCCTACGGGTTTGAACATCGTACATTACCCCATTTCACTAAATATGACGATTCTTCACCTGCCCGAGGGTTCGTTTCTTCTTCATTTATTGGTGGATTGAATCCTTATGAATTATTCTTTCATGCACAAGGTGGTCGTATTGGTTTGATTGATACGGCTGTAAAAACGGCTACCACTGGTTATATTCAAAGACGTTTGGTAAAATCAATGGAAGATTGTATTAGTTTGTATGATGGTACTGTTCGTAACAACAAAAATAAAATCATTCAATACTCTTATGGTGAAGATAATATTGATCCTGGAAAAGTAGAAGCGTACCATTTACCATTGTGTGAAATGAAATTGGAACAAATTTATCACCATTATCATGTACAAGATGGGACTTATACTAAAGAAGCGGAAGCTCGATTCAAAAATCAACAATCTGAATGTAAAGAAAGATGTAAATTTTGGATTGATTTCATGGTGGATGCACGAACCAAGTTAAATCAAAATGTATTTGATCATAAGAATGAGTACAAAATTCATGTACCCGTGGGTATTCCTTATTTAATGTCACATTTCATGAATCAATACTTGTTGACGTCCTCTGTACTTGTCGACATTACACCTTTTGAAATGTTCCAGTTGTTAGAACAGTATTATGCAAAATTAGAAGGATTAGGAGCATACAAACCAAGCCTTCTATTCAAAATTGTTTATTATTATTGCTTGAGTCCAAAAGAATTACTCAAAAAACATTTCACACGTTCTGCATTGACTACTTTGTTGGAACAAATTGTACAACATTACAAAAAAACAATCATTCAACCAGGTGAAATGGTTGGCATCATTGCAGCGCAATCCATCGGTGAGCCAACAACACAAATGACATTGAATACGTTTCATTTTGCTGGTGTTGCCAGTAAATCCAATGTAACACGTGGTGTACCACGTATTGAAGAAATATTGTCTCTTTCCGCGAATCCAAAAAATCCATCCGTTACTATTTATTTGAAAGAAGTAGATGAAACCGATAAAGAACGTGCACATCATTTCATGAATATGATTGAACATACAAAATTGTCCGACATTATGAAAAAAGTAGAAATTATATTTGATCCAAACAATGATTCCGTACCTAAAGATAGAGCGTTTATCAGACGTCATGAAGAATTTGATGAATTGTTAGCAGATTGTGTTACCGTAGAACAAACCATCGATACACCATGGGTCATCCGTCTTCAATTAAATGAAGAAGAAATGCTTCGTAAAAGAATTACCATGGATGACGTGAATTTAGCAATCAAACAAAGTGGTATTGAAATGACACAATGTATTTATTCAGACTACAATGAAGAAGAATTAGTTTTCCGTATTCGTCCAATTGATACCAAAAAAGTAAAAAATAAAAATCGTAGTGTTTTCTACAATATGGATTATGTATACAATTTGAAAGAAGTACAAACTAAATTATTGAATGTGGTTTTGCGTGGAGTCAAAAATATACCCAAGGTAAATATTCGTACGGTAAAGAATAATGTTGCATGGACACAAGGAAATTATGAAACCAAAGAGATTTGGGTGTTAGATACGATTGGTACCAATTTATTGGATTTACTAGGTTTTGAAGGTATTGATTCTACTAGAACTTTTAGTAATGACATCAAAGAAATGGAAGATATTTTGGGTGTAGAAGCAGCTAGAGAAAGTATTCTTTCTGAACTTACAGAAGTGATTGAATTCGATGGTGCTTACATCAATGATCATCACAAAACATTATTAGCCGATCGTATGACTTCTACTACACCAATGACTTCTATATTCAGACATGGTGTAAACAAAGACGACATTGGTCCTATTGCAAAAGCATCATTTGAAGAAACACCTGAAATGTTTTTGAAAGCTGCGAGACATGGTGAAGTAGACAATATGCGTGGTGTATCTGCAAATGTTATGTGTGGTCAAGAAGGATATTATGGCACTAGTTCATTTAGTATTTTGTTAGATATGAAAAAATTAGCATCTTTTACACCAAAAGAGAAAACAAGTATCAAAGAAATTGTCTTTGATAAAGGTCAATGTGATACCATTAAAATTCACAATAATTTAGGATCCATTGCTGAGACTGCCCGAGACAAAGATGTAGACTATACGATTCAATTATTTTAATTTAAAAAATACATGTCATTAAATAATAATGGAACTGAATGATTCGCTAAAATATAAATCAAAATATATTATTTATTCAATAAAAAAATTTGATGAAGAATACAAACAATTATGTGAAGAAAAAAAATTGTTTTATTCACCCGATTTATTATGGACAATCCTTTCTACAACATCGACTTTTATAGATTGTGTTTCAAAAAATATATTTTTGAAAGATTTACAATCTATTCTTATCAAGATAGGTATGTATTCGTGTAAATTACAATCAAGTATAAGACGATGTATCAATCGATGGAGAAAAAAACGTATACTATCTTGTAACAGTAAAGATTTATCATTTTCATCATTTAGTGACGATCGTATAGAAATATTGATTGATTCTAGAAAATATACTTTTCATCCATATGAAATAAGTCAACTTATTTTTTCTTCTTTGTTGAATGTAGAAATTTTTATGATAGTCAATCCATTACCAATCAAGAATCCTTATACAGGAATACCTTTTTCAAAACATATGTTGTATTATTTTTACATTCATTTGAAAAAAATTCATCCACTTTTTTATTATTATGCAAAAGTTAATTTTGATTTGAAACAATTTTTGTTACAATATGAAGGTATACTAAGAACACATTTAATTGAAAAAACAGTATTAGAATACAATGATAATAAGTTGGCTATCGTTTGTTCAAAAATGTTAGAAGATTTAATACTTTTTAATTTCATTACATGTAAATATGAACCTATTGTAACAATTGATAAAATAAAACCACATTTGTTAAAACCATTACTTCTTCAATATTATCATTCTTTATTTTCATTGAATCCTTATCAACGTGAAATAGAATATAAATCATTGATTCATAAACTTGTATCGTTAAGAGATCAACCCAATGGTTTCATGAATACAATTTCTTAAAAAAAATAATATTTTCTTTATTCTATGGGAGCATTAATGATAATGAGTGTTGTAATAGGTTTTTTAGTTCTTGTTTATATTTTATCTTGGTTATTCAATACTTCAAAAACATTAAGCAATATGACAGACGCTAAAACGGCATTAGTCATTCCATCCACTTCTTTACCAAATAGTGGAAGTGTCAATTATAGTTACAGTATTTGGATTTATATTGATGATTGGTCTTATCAATATGGAAAAGAAAAAATTATTTTCTTACGTGGATCCTTAGGTTCTGTATTTACACCATCACTTTCATTAATGCCAACAGATAACAGCGCAGTCATTACTATGAGTACGACAGAAGAACCATTTGAATGTATTGTTCCCAATATTCCTATCCAAAAATGGACCAACCTTATTATCACCTTGAACAACAAATCATTAGATTCATATGTAAATGGTAAATTGGTAAAAACATGTGTTTTACCAAGTGTACCAGTTGTCAACCCCGATGCTTCGATTTATTTAACACCAGATGGTGGGTTTTCAGGTTATACTTCTAGATTTCAATATTGGAACACACCTATGAACCCACAACAAGCATGGAATGTTTACAAAAAAGGACCTGGTGGAAACATTTTCAGTAGTTTGATCAATCAATACAAAATACAGTTTAATTTTATCAAAGGTTCTGATGTACAAGCTTCCCTTACCATTTGAGAAAGAATCCTAATTTATTTTTCAAAGATTACCACATGTTTACATTACCTATACAATATGTGAATCATCAATCTGTTCCAGTTTCTGTAAAAGAAGAACTAGAACTAATTGATTCTAAGGATATAGCCATTTACAATCGTATCTTTCCAAAAAATGATCTTGTAAAACATTTAGCTTCTTATTATACTAAAGACGATGTATTTTTAAAAGAATCTACAAAATTGTACCATTCTTATTCTCCCATTTCTTTGGATTTCGTTCATCATTGGAAAGAACTAAAGGAAAACAAAGAGTTTAAATTAACATATCAATATTTAGAATCATCTTGGGTTTCTCCTTTGAATGAATCACCAATGTTTCTTTTTTTAATTAGCATGTATTTCGTTACTTCTCCGATAGTATTTGTAATCACACCTTTTATTTTATTATTATTACCCTTTTTATTACTTTTACGACAAGGGTTACCATTGAAATGGTCACATTACATATCATTGTTCCAAATGTATTCTTCTAAACATCCGTTGTTTGCCATATCAAGTTTCAGTAAAGTGTCTTCTTCTCAACAAACAAACATGATAGGTGCACTCATCTTTTTTGGTGTTCAACTCTATGTCAATATTTACACATTGTTTAGTTTTTACAAAAATTTGACACATGTTCATAAAGTCATGAATACTGCAAAGATATATGCAAAGGAAACGTTAACAAGAATGGATGAGTTACAAGAAAGTATTCAATCATTATCTTCTTATGAAATGTTTTCTCAAAATTTAATGAAAAAAAGGTTATTGTTGAAACAATATTTGGACCGATGGTCAATACCAACACATTTGTGGTATTGTGGTAGCAATCGAACTTTTTTTTATGAATTGTATCACAAAAAAGAGGTAACCGAATTGATTGAATATACCATTGGATTCAATCAATATATCGATTGTATACAATGCTTGAAAAAGTTGAAGCCATGTACTTTTTCGAATGAAACAACTTTTGTACAAGCATATTATCCCATTTCAAAACCAGTAAAAAATACATACACTCTTAAAAATATGGTTGTGACTGGACCAAATGCTTGTGGAAAAACAACCTTCTTGAAAATGACATTGATCAATGTACTATTGTCTCAACAATTTGGATGTGGATTTTATAAATCCGCAACAATTTATCCTTATGATACATTTGCATGTTATGTAAACATACCGGATACTTGTGGTCGAGATAGTTTATTTCAAGCGGAAGCAAGACGGTGTAAAGAAATTATCGATGCTGATAAAACAAAACGTACACTTTGTATCTTTGATGAATTGTTTTCAGGAACCAATCCAGAAGAAGCCATTGCAACGGGTAGTTCTATGCTTCGTTATTTATTACAATATGATACATTTGACTTTTTATTAACTACTCACTTTTTAGAATTATGTAAAGAAATGAAAGAATTACCAATGAAACAATTAAAAGGATATAAATTAAAATCAGGTATTTCTTTGGTAAAAGGAGGAATACGTGTTTTGGAAGAAATGAATTTTCCATCTTCTATCGTATCTCAAGCTAAACATTATGCGGATAAATAAATGAATTATAGTCTATTTTAAAACTATGATTGTTGTTGCCATTCTAGGTTTATTGATTGGCGTATTGTTTCTTTTTGTTCGTCAAAAGTTGAGTGCATTGGAAAGTAGAGTCAATTTATTGACCGATACAATTCAAACTATTGCTGGTTTAAATCAATTAGACTATGAAAATGAAGAGGAAGAGGAAGAAGAAGAGGAAGAAGAAGACGCAGAAGAAGAAGAAGACGCAGAAGAAGAAGAAGACGCAGAAGAAGAAGAGGAAGACGCAGAAGAAGAAGTAAAAGTAGATTTAAAAGTAGAGAGTATACAATTGGATTTACCTGAAGTAAAAACCATTACTTTAGAAAAAAGAATAGTGTCGGATGATAATGTTGATTATGAAAATATGACTTTAAAAGATCTCAAGGAAAAAGTAACTTCATTAGGTGGACCTAAATTAAGAACAAAAAAGGAATTGATTGACTTTTTAAATAAAAAGGAATAATATGAACAATATTCATTCTAATTTTCCTGCAAATATGGAAGATGGACGTGTTTATTCAAATTGGCAACCTACTGCTGTAATCAATGAAGAAATAAGAAAAAGAGAAAATATTCAAACCAATTGGAATTATAGAATTTATCTCCAAAAAAATGCAATGTCAATTATGGATTATAACAAAACAGAAGCCTGTTTACAAAGTAGTTGTCCTTCTACTTATGGACGTATGAATAAATATGTCGAAGGTGATTTAAAACAATATTATTTATCAAGACAAGAAATGCAAAAGAAAACGTACGGGTTTCAATTACTTTAATTTTACCACAAACGTAATGATAAAATCGGTTTTTAACAAAAATGGATCACCAAATTTATCAAATAGCCGTATACGCAACCGTTCTAATTTAATAGGTGAAGTATACATGCGTTTTGGATAAATACTATTTTGAATTTGTGTCTGATTTTTAACAGGAATACATGCAAGAGTATATTTTGATTGATTCATGTAGGTTACATCTGTTGTAAAAAAATCTTGAAAATCATATACTTCAATCGTCATATGTTCTGTAAGATTTCCGTAAGGTGCTTCTGCTTTGATTTCATAAAGAGATGTCATGGGATTGTATTCACCCTCATATTTTTCTTTACGAAATCCAAACATCCATCCAGCTGTTTTAAAACCTTTACCAAATTCAATTATAAATGGAACATGAGAACTAATCGTTTCATGTGAAATAGATAGATCTACTAATGTTGGTAATAAAATTGACATTTCACCTAATGTATAATTTCCGTCTGGTATATACACTGGTGTTTGATTCCATAAAAAAGATGAATTTGTAAATTCATTCCAATAGACTGGCATATCAATGTGTGCAATTTGTAAAGATTCAATGATAATTGGTTCTATTGTATGTGTAAAATCAAATGGTTTTGAATGAATTGCTCTATGAATTGAATCTACTTTAAAATAAAGTGTGGATTTATACAAAAGAGACAATAATCGTTCTTTGGCTAATTTCAAAAAAAGAGATATTTTTGATCGTGTTGGAATATCCGTTATGGTATTCATCAATTGGAGATAAAATTCGTTTTCATTTTTTTCCAATTGTTCAGATGTATATCCTGGTTGAAGTTTCAATAAAATGATTAATTCTTCATTGGTATAATGTTCAATATTCAAATCAATACTCATAATAAACATTTATTGATATCTTTTTAAATAACACTTGGCGCGTATAGGATCTTTATTCATAGTTACAATCATAGCTTCTTTTTGTTTGGGTGATAATTTCGATTTATAAAAAAGAGCTACTAAACATTCTGGATCCATTGTTTCTACAATCATTCCATGTACTTTCATAACGGTATGTTCTTTCAAAAGAATATTGTATAAAGGTTCCCCATCATAAGGAATCAATATAACTGTATCCTCATTGACAAGATATTTTGCTTGAATAGGACCATCCATATATATTTTATGTTTCATACTCATATACGTATCTTTGGTTGGAAAAGTTCCAAATGCATAAGCACATACTTTTACGAGATAAGGTTCACTATGAACTGTTTTGGTAACAGTAATGGGTAATTTATGAATGGTTTGTGTTTTAAGGGATTGAATTGGAAATATTCCTTGATCTGTTTGTACAAGTGTATTTTTTGCAAAACAAACATCTGAAATAATGGGTTGATCAAAATAGGTACTAATATCACCTATTTTTATAATATTTTTATTCAAAAGTTCTTTATCTGTATAAATAAATTGAATCCCTTTTGCCGATCCAATTGGAACATCATTCAAATAAATAATTTCATTTGAAATAAAATTCCATGAAATTTGAATGGTATCATAAATCACTACCTTTATTTTGCAATCATTTTTGTAATTCTCCAAAAATATTTTTGATCCATAGTAATCTGTTGCAATAATATGGTTAATGGTAGGTGTAGGTATTGTAAAATAAGTTTGTCCAAAATCAAATGATGCATAAATATAAGAATCATAGCAAACTGCATAAATGATACTTCCATCATAATTTGTAACTAAATTTGTCCAATTTTTTTTCGGAAATTGTAACGTGGAATTATTATCATAAATAAAAGAATTCGATTGATTTGTATAATAATAAATATCACCATTTTCATTTGTAGTAATCCATTGAGGTACATTCATTGTGACAATGCTACTCCATGTGAGACCTGAATCTACGGATTGATGTATAGTTGAATAATTATCAGCTACATAAACAATAGTACCATCTTTATTTGTAGAAATACCCCACATATCAAAAGATACAGTTGTTTCTGTAAAATAATTTGCAAAATCAATAGATTTTAAAAAATTATTGGATTTTTGTAAATTATTACCAGTATATACAATAGAACCATCATAATTTGTACAAACAAATGCGAGAGTATCTACAGGTACACTTATTACTGTCCAAGATAAACCATAATCAGTTGATTTATATATTTGGTTACCATTTTTTGATACATATAAAAAAGAAGTATCGTGATTTGATGCTATATTATTATTAGAACCTCCTGGAAAATTTTCTAGATAAATCCAATCCATAAAATAAGCTATCTTATTTTTTTCATAAAATTGTACCTATCAGGATATCTCTTTGATTTATGATGCAAAGCAATTTTACAACAAGGATCTAATGTTTCTACCATCATTCCGTGTACTCTCATATACGTATGACGTTCACATAATACATTATACAATGGTTCTTTATCATAGGGAACAAATGTTATGGTAGTTCCATTTACATAAGAAGATGCTTCCTCAAAAGAAAAATCACCATTGATTTTATGTTCTTTACTACAGTAGGTGTCCCTGGTTGGGTAAGTACCAAATGCATAAGCAGATATTTTTACTATATATGAATCTACGTGTACTGTTTTCGTTACAGCAACAATATATTCATTGAAAACGGTATGTTTTCCAGGAATCAAATGTTGAATGGGTACTTGTCCTAAATTTGTTTCTACAAATGTATCTTTTACGAAACAAATATTTGCAATTGGTGTAGTGGTTGTTGTCGTTGTAGTTGGCGTTGTCGTTGTCGTTGTAGTTGGCGTTGTCGTTGTCGTTGTAGTTGATGTTGTCGTTGATGTTGTCGTTGATGTTGTCGTTGATGTTGTAGTTGTATCCAATGTAAATATATTTGTAAATTTTAAATCTGATAAACTATGAGTTACACGAAATATATATTGACCATTCAAATTACCAAATTTATTTATCAAATCATTTACACTAATTGAAAAATCTTTCATTATTATTGGAGTGCTTTGTAATGAACCTATAGAATTATAATTACTATCAAACAATTGTATTGAAGTTGAAGTTTCAACTACAGGTTCCCATGTTATGTATATAGTATCTCCAGTATAATATAAATTTTTATCTGTTGTTGCAGATGTTATAATTGGACTTATAGTTGTCGTTGTAGTGATTGGTGTCGTTGTAGTGATTGGTGACGTTGTAGTAGTTGTGGTTGGTGTAGTGGTTGTGGTAGTGGTCGTACTAGATAATGAATAATATATATCACCATTATTCACACATGCAACTAAATTATCACCACTTGAATCTGATATAATTGAAACCCAATTATTTGGTCCATCATCATTTATTGTCCAATTTGCTCCAGAATCACTACTTGTATAAATGTATCCACCATATGCACACGCTGCTAATTTATTACCTGTTGAATCTGATGTAATGGAAGTCCAATTATCTATATTATAAGTTTGATTCCAAGTTACACCATAATCAATACTTGTATAAATATATCCACCATATACACACGCTGCTAATTTATCCCCCGTTGAATTTGATGTAATGGAAGACCAATTTTCTGTTGTGGCTGTTTGTGCTATCCAATTTACTCCATAATTAGTACTTGTATAAATAAATCCACGATATGAACATGCAGCTAATTTATCACCAGTTAAATTTGTTGTAATAGTATAGGAATTACTAATTGGTGAATCACTTTTTGTCCAATGTATCCCATAATCAGTACTTGTATAAATATATCCACTTTCATCACTTGCGACTAATTTATCACCAGTTGAATTGGATACGATTGAATTCCATTCTAAAATATCTGATGTCGACGGATACCAAGTTACACCATAATCAGTACTTGTATAAATATATCCAGCGAATATACCCGCAGCTAAAAATTGACCTGTGGAATCTGATGTAATGGAAATCCAACCATCTATTGCTATATCAAGTGGATTCCAAGTTACCCCGTAATCGATACTTCTATAAATGTATCCACCATATACACACGCAACTACAAATTGACCTGTTGAATCTGATGCAATAGATCGCCAATCCATCGATCCAGAATTCGATAGTATCCATGACATAATCTATGACAATACTTAAAAATATATTACTTTCTCTATTCTATGGAGTATGTACATAAAATCCTATCTGAACCTGGATTTTTAGTTCAACATCATTTAGAATCTTTCAATCACTTTTTAGATCGTATTCCAGTAATTATTCAAAAAAAAAATCCAATTACTATCTTAAAAAAACAAAATGATCAAGGCGATTTTCAACATGAATGTAACATTTATATAGGAGGAAAAGATGGAAAAAGCCTTGTCTTTGGAAATCCGCTCTTTTATGAAAATGGTATTCAAAAAATCATGTATCCCAATGATGCTAGGCTTCGTAACATGACTTATGCATTTAGCATTCACGCTGAAATTACATTTACCTTTACCATTTTAGGAAAAGAACTACATGAATTTACCACTCCTCTTGTTTTATTAGGATATTTTCCCATCATGGTTCAGTCAAAACAATGTATTCTTTCTTCCATGACATCTACGGAACGATTCAACGTGGGTGAATGTAAAAGTGACCCTGGTGGATACTTTATTATTGATGGAAGTGAAAAAGCAATTGTATGTCAAGAAGGACGTGCCAATAATGCCATTGTTGTGATGAAAAAATTTTCAGATAAATATTATTATGGTGCCATCATCAAATCAGAATCTGAAGATGAAACAAAACTTGCACGTTCTACGACAGTATATATGGTAACCAAAGAAGATAAAGATGGTAATCATGATGGTGTATCTCTCCACCAAATTGTAGTTGAATTACCAGATGTACATCACCCTATTCCTTTATTCATTGTCATGCGAGCTCTTGGAATTATATCAGATAAACAAATCATTGATGTATGCTTACAAGGCGACGATTCACTTATTCCTTATTTTCATGAAAGTGTTTGTGACGCTGGAAGTATTTATACACAAGCTATGGCGATTCAATTCATTGGTACCTTTACGAAATATCATTCTATTCATTATTCACTTCGTATTTTGTCAGAACTTTTTTTACCACATATCGGTGAACTCAACTTTGTAGACAAAGCTTACTTTTTAGGATACATGGTTAAAAAACTTTTGCGTGTAGCTGTAGGAATTGATCGTCCTACGGATCGTGATTCGTACCGTTATAAACGAGTAGATACGACAGGTATTCTTTTGACACATTTATTTACGGATTTTTATTCGAAACAATTGAATGATATGCAACGTGTCATAGACCGCACTTACAACAAGAATGAAAAAGTATACGATGATCCAGAATTATTTCCTTCCTTGTTCCAAACCAACTATCATGAATTTTTTGAAGAACGAGTTGCAGAAAAAGGTATACTTAATGGATTCAAAGGTAGATGGGGTGCAACCTCTTATACTAAAAAAGTTGGCGTTGCACAAAAGTTAAATCGTCTAAGTTTCAACTCTTCTATTTCTCATTTACGGAAATGTGTTTTACAAATTGATAAAAGTGCAAAAGTCACTGCACCACGATTACTTCATACGTCACAATGGGGTATGTATGATCCTGTCGACACACCGGATGGTGGAGATGTAGGTGCGCACAAACATTTAGCGATTGCTTGTCGTATTACGGAAGGGTTTTCCAAACAAGTCGTATTTGATGAAATCGACAGGTTACGTATTCGATTGATTCCTTTAGAATCGTTTGCCAATATACCTTTGTATGTCAAATTATTTGTCAATGGTGAATGGCATGGTTGTCTGGAAGATCCACAACAAGCAGTTACTTTATTACGTATGAGTCGACGACATGGACGTCTTCCATTGTCAACCAGTATTAGTTGGAATATTGGTGAGAATATTTTGTATATTTTTACGGATGCGGGAAGATTACAGAGACCGCTTTTTTATATAGAAGATGGAGAAATGATAGAACCTGATCCATCACTTTCTTGGCAAGAACTCATTCAGGGTACAGAAAAACGTCCATGTATGATTGAATATCTAGATACAGAAGAAACAAATACATCACTTATTGCTTTTTCTAAAGAAAACATAACACGACATACGCATGTTGAAATTCATTCATCTTTATTACTCGGATTTATGGGAAACCAAATTATTTTTCCGGAACATTCACCTTTACCACGTAATTCTTTCTCGTGTGGTCAATCAAAACAAGCCGTTTCCATGTATCATACCAATTATCAAAATCGTATGGACACTATGGGTGTTGTACTTAATTATGGTCAAGATCCACTTGTTCAAAGTAGTTTTCTTCCCAAATTCAAAACATTACCTTATGGTGTAAATGCCATAGTCGCTATTATGTGTTACACCGGATACAATACAGAAGATGCCATTTTATTCAATCGTGCTTCCTTAGAACGAGGTATGTTCAATACAAGTTATTTTAAAACATATGAAATGCAAGAAACTTCAGGTGATACCCCCATGGTATTTGAAGGTGGTAGCAATACTGATGAAAATGGACTTGCCCCTCTTCAAACAAACGTAACACCAGAAACAGTTCTGATGCGTATGGTCAATGGCACACGTGTTAAAAATATATTTCCAAAAAAAGATCAACTAGGACAAGTGGATCGAACATTTATTACAGATCATACACCTGGTCATCGTATTGCAAAAGTACGTATTTGTCATACTAGAATACCTTCGATAGGTGATAAATTTGCATCTCGTGCAGGACAAAAAGGAACGTGTGGTCTAGTTGTGAATGAAGAAGATATGCCATTTACAGCGGAAGGAATACGTCCAGATTTGATAATCAACCCACATGCACTTCCTTCTCGTATGACATTAGGTCAATTGATTGAATCTGTTCTTGGAAAAATTGGATTGGAAAAAGGAACAAAGAGTGATTGCACCGTCTTTAATAATGAGATTCACTACAAAGATGAATTAAATAAAATGGGATACCATAGTAGTGGAACTGAGGTACTATACAATGGAATGACAGGTGATTTATTGGAAAGTGACATTTTTATTGGTCCCACTTATTATTTGAGATTGAAACACATGGTAGAAGATAAAATCAATTTTCGTGAAAGAGGACCCAATACGGCTTTGACACGTCAACCTGTACAGGGACGATCGAATGAAGGTGGATTGCGTATCGGTGAAATGGAACGTGACGGTGTGATTGCCAATGGTATGTCTTCGTTTGTACGCGAATCCATGATGACACGTGGTGATGGTACTATGTTGGTCAACAGTACACGAAAACCATACCAAATTTGTGTAGACAACCATAGTGGTTTGATCGCAATATTCAATGAAGGTAAAATACAACGTAGTATTTTAGATAAAGATGCATCCTATGAAGGTTCTTTTAGTGTAGTACAAGTTCCTTATTCTTTCAAGTTGTTGTTACAAGAATTGGGAACCATGAATGTACAAATGCGGTTGATCACGTCAGATAACATTTCACATTTTGAATCAATGAGAGGTCGTGAAATATCCAAACCGTCTTTCTTTTCTTTATCGAATGAAGTATATTCTATCAAAGAAAATAGATTGTATGTATCGAATGAATCCGTGGTTGTTCAAAACGGACAATCCTTTGCCAATTGTTTCGATGAAACTAAAGTATTTGAACATGTTCATTTAAATCCAACCATGTTTCCATGTATTGAATCAGAAAAAGAAAAAACAAAGCTTAGTGTATCTGTGCGTGACATTACACCTTCTGCATATACATCAATACATCACAAAGAAAGATGTTCTTTTGATATTTATCGAGGCACACCTGATAGTTTTGATACAACACTTGATTATTATTGGTCAAAAATGAAAACGGGTATTTTTGTTCGCATCAAAAATAACAAATTATTTAATTTCATTTTGATGTACAATGTGAATTACACAAATGATTTTGATATTAAAAATTTTGATGAATTTATGGAATCATTGCCTTCGAAAAAACGTAAACAAACATCTGACGATAGAACGACATGGCATGCGACCAATTGTTTGTTGCGTGCAGAGAAAAAAATTATGGATAAAGATCCAACAGAGGGATACTTACCACAATTTTATGATATGTTGGTAGAAACGTGTAGCCACCGTAAAGTCAATGATTGTATGTTTTTTATGACACGTAAAGATTTTCCACATTTACGTAAAGATTGGAAAGAATCGTTTGATTCTATTTATGGTGATGTAGATTTGAAAGAACCTTACAAAGGAAAATCATTTATTCCAGTAGTTGCTCAAAGTACTACTGTAAACCATGCTGATTTTCCATTTCCAACAGGTGATGATTGGGAAGATATTTGCAAAGATAAATATTTTGCTTCTTACAAAAACGAATTAATATGTAAAAATGATAGTACAAAGATAAATCCTCTTCCATGGGAAAAGAGAGAAGTAGAATTTATCTGGAGAGGTCAAGGAACTGGTTGTGGAAATACACCTGAAACAAATCCTCGTATGAGATTAGATCAATTGACACGTGAAGGTACCATCCAAGGGTTGAATGCACGCATTACACGTTTTACGGATCGTATCAAAGCAGTACGAAAGGAAGATGGAATGTATGTTGAATACAAAGGAAGTACACCAGAAGAACATCGTGTTTCTATGGAAGAACAAGCCAGGTGTAAATTTATTATTAATGTAGAAGGAAATTCTGCGGCATACCGTTTTGGTCCATTGTTAGGTCTAGGGTTTTGTATTTTGAATGTAGATTCTATTTATACGTTATGGTTTGAACCTATGATTCAAAAATCACTTATTAGTGACAAAGACATTATCAATGCCCATTGTATTCGTGTGAAACACGATTTAAGTGATTTGGGTGAAGTCATTCAATGGTGTAAAGATAACGATGAAATATGTAAACAAATTGCACAAAATGCAATGAAATTTTACCATGCACATTTTACCAAAGATTTTATATATGATTATGTATCTGATTTGTGTAATTCAATTGGTTCATTGATGACACCACAAAAGAATGTATACGATCAAGTAAAAGAATTGAGACCATCGAAAGCAAAATTGAATATATTGACATGTAAGGCAACACAAGGTAAACCGAATGAAACCATTTTGTTAGTACCTTATCGTGATGATGGTAATCAAAATCGTGCAGAACAATTAACTACATTCTTGAACCATTATAAAAACATTCCCATTTTAGTCATAGAACAAAGCAATGATGGAAGAAAATTCAATCGTGGTGCTTTATTAAACATTGGTTATGATTTTTGTATTGAACATTTACCATCCATCACGACGTTTGTTTTACACGATGTAGATATTTTGATGACACAAGATATAATTAATAAATATTATACAAATGATGGAAAAGATATTATGCATCTTGGAAATTTAATAAGTCCTTCGAAATATGATGGAAATTATTTTTTGGGTCGTGTATTACGTGTTTCCAAACAAGCATTCAAAGATATGAATGGATTCCCCAACACTTTTTATGGTTGGGGTGGTGAAGACGACGCCTTAGCCCATCGTATCCATTATCCAGTATACCGTCCTTCCGAACCAAAAGAAGGGAAAGAAATGGAGACAATCCATGATATATTTGAAACAAAAGACTCTGCGTTTATAGAAGAATTCAAAAATGAACGTTTGATTACAGATGAATTACAATGGAAAATCGATGGTGTGAATTCTTTACAATATACCATAGTGGATAATAAAACATTGAATTCATGGTGTCACAAATTAACGGTAGAACTTTCACCTACTGCAGAATATAAAAAGAAAGAAGTAGTACCAGAACCAATTGTAGAAAAAGTAACAGAAATAGAAGTTATTGGAGGAAGTGATACATTGACTCTCAAAAAAGAAAAAATAATATTCATGTAATAATAATGAGATGTCCAAATGGTACAAGAAAAAACAAACAAGGTGATTGTATTCCTAAAGAAAATATCAAATCTAAACTTGAAGGTCCTAAAAAACGATGTCCCAACGGTACAAGAAAAAACAAACAAGGTGATTGTATTCCTTCTAAAACAGGACCTAAAAATGTCAAACCAAAACTGGATGAATCTATGAAACGAATACAATCTTTCATGAAACGTACTACTCAAAAAAGAAGAGGGGTATATTTGAAAACTATTTGTAGTGAATCTGGACTCTGTATCGCATTTGGTATAGAAAGTTTGAAAATTAAAAAATTTTTTAATAATTTTGATTTTAAGTTAGTAGATCAGGTCAAACGTATTGGTTCGCCTTCGTCAAATGGTTTTGTCAATGAATTACGTTATACAAAAAATGATTACACTTCTTATGCTGTTTTAAAATCAAGCACAAATGATTATTCAGATAATTTGATGTATGAATATCGTGTTGGTCAATTTTTGAACAAAATGTCTTTATTGTTTCCATGTTTTTTAGAAACGTACGGTTTATTCAAGTACAACAGTTCGTTGAATTGGAAGCACATGAAAGAAACGAAACAAGTGTTACCATCCGTATTTTCTGCTTCATTAAAACATCAACCTTACAATTTGAAAGTCGGATGCAATGAATCAAAGTATATGTCTATATTGATACAACATATTCGTGGTTGCCAAACAGTAGGTGAAATGTTGACAAAAGATACGTTTCATCATATTCTACCTATTTTATTTCAAGTATATTATCCACTTTTTCATATGCGTAAACATTTTACCCATTATGATTTGCATCAAGAAAATGTTATTTTATATGAACCTGTACCTGGAAAGTATATTCAATTTCATTATCAAACAGAAACTGGATTTGTGACTTTTAAATCACCTTATATTGTAAAAATAATCGATTATGGAAGATCATATTTCAAAGATATAGAAGATTCTAAAGATATCTATGATGAAATATGTTCATTGAAAGAATGTGATCCATTATGTGGAATAGATAAAGGTTTCGCTACATTTCAATTGTCTAATGAAACAAATTTTCATCACATTGTAAGTCAACAAAAAAATGAAAGTCATGATTTACGATTTTTGAAAATTGTATTGGATATGTTAGACAAATTTCAAACACCACGATGGTTCGAATATTACAAAAATTCATTCAATGTGAGGTATGAAAGTAACTATGGCACACCAGAAAACATATGTAAAAAAAAAATTTTTTATTTTTTTACAAGTAGAGAATTATGTAATATAGAAGATGTTTACAAACATTTAGAAAAAATACTACCATTATCGAATGTACAATTGGATGGATATCACAATGAAAAATATGGTGATTTATATGTATATAGTAACAAACACATAGAATTTAGAAAAGCATGAGTTAACATAAAAAAATTGAGTTTAAAGTAAAATAATCACTTATAACAATGGACATTTCAGTGACTCAAGTTTATTTGTCTCGTACACATCTTCTCGAGATATTGAAAGATCAAGGGTATAATGTTTCTAATTACGATCATTACAGTTTATCTATGATTGGTAGCATGATGGAAAACAAAAGATTAGATTTGAAATTGACTCATACGTCAGGAAAACAAGTCTTTATTAAATATCATTTAGATACAAAATTAGTTATACCAACGGTAACTTGCTCTTTATTTGATGAAATAGATGGTGAACCATCTATTTTAAAAAAATCAGATGATTTGATTATTATTGCAAAATCAGATCCAAATGATACCATGATTGCAGATATGAATAAATTATGGAATGACTCTTCAATTTACGTATCTGTACTAAATATTAAACGGTTACAATTTAATTTATTGAAACATACCATCGTACCCAAACATGTTATATTGTCAGACGAAGAAAAAGATGCATTGTTCAAAAAATATCACATACAATCCAATTCTGATTTACCTACTATTAGTCGTTATGATGCAGTTGCTCAGGTACTGTGCATGCGTCCTGGTATGGTATGTTGTATTCATCGTAAAAGTAAAACGTCTGTAACCACAAATTATTATCGTGTATGTGTTTAACGCCAAGACCCTGCTTCCAAATGATATATATATGTTTTATTCAAAAGTGCAATTTTTTTTTTTTCATCCGATGGTAACTGATGGTACACAGTAGTTATTACGTCTGGACCACATACCCATAATATATTTTCTGGAGAAGCATTCTCTAAAATCGATAAACGTTTTGCACATTCATTCAATGCATTTTTTAACATGGGATGATGTTTTGGAAATCCAAAAGCATAATTCGCAATCCTCATAGAATGTGATGGATGTTTTGATTCTTTTGGACCTAAAGTATGTACAGAAACAATTTTTTCTACACATAGCCACGGTTCTTTTGGTAATTTTTGTTGAATGACACAATCACAGTCTAAATAGATACCACCATTTTCATAAATATAAAGTAATCTTGCAATGTCTGCTTGAATGACCCAATGAGGAATTGTATCCCATTGTTTTTGAATGTCCGGAAACAAAGGTAGTAATGGTTCAATATTTTTGGGTCCTAATACTACATAATTTGGTAAAAAACGTGCATTGTGTTGAAACACTTTTTCATTAGGAAGACGTGTTTCTTTCGGGTTCATATTCCAAAGATACATAGATATGTATAACATTTTTGTATATTAATATTAAACTAATAATGTTCTAATGTTCGAGCACTACAATCCTTAGTAGTGGTATATTTTGGCATCCAATAATAAGGTAATAGTGAGGTATAATGTGTATTGTATAAAGTCTTATAGTAGTATTGTTCCATAGTAATAGACGTATCTATATAATTATTTTTTATTTCTTCTGGAATAGATTCTTGAATAATACTAAACCATGAACGTTCCAATGAACTAACACCATCACTAAATGCTTCTTTTTTTCTCCATAAAATATCTTTGGGCATATATCCTTCAAATGCTTGTCTTAATAATTCTTTTTCACATGAAGTGAACCTCATATGTGTTGGAATAGATAAATAAAGTTCCACAAATGTTCGATCTAAAAAAGGTGTTCTTGCTTCTAATCCATTTCCAGCAATACACCGATCACTACGAAGTGCATCAAAAAAATGAATGTCTTGAACTAGACGTCTTGATTCTTTATCAAATTCAATGGCGTTAGGTGCTCTTTTCATATACAAGTATCCACCACATACCTCGTCTGCACCATCTCCGTTGAACACCACTTTTGCTTTACTGTGTTGGTTGATGTATTTTGCTACTAAATAATTTCCTACGCTTGCTCTTACTGTTGTGGTATCGTAACTTTCAATCATGTGCACAACTTCTGGTATAGCGTTCAAAAAATCATTTTCATCTACAATAATGGATGTATGTTTCGAACCTAAAAAAGTAGCCATTGTTTGTGCATACTTCAAATCTTCACCACCTTTTAATCCAATACTGTACGTTTCTAGTGGTTCTTTTAATCCTAATTCTTTACGACATTGATTGACTAATGTGGCAATCAAACTACTATCTAACCCACCTGACAACAAACAAGCCATTGGTTTTTCAGTATTCAATACACGTTTTTTTACACATTCATACAAAGTATCACGTATACGTGAATGTGGACTTGTTAAAGAGTGTTGTATAGAAGGTAAGGATGCATACCGTGTCGTTACATTTGTAGAATGGCACATTACTGTACTTGGCATAACTGGCAAAATGGTTTGAAAACAATTTGGAAACATTTTTACTTCTGAGGCAACACATATCATATTTCCACAAGTAGAATAATACAATGGTCGTACACCGTAAGGATCACGTGCAGAATAGTAAAGATTTTTGTTAGAATCATATAAAAAAAAGGCAAATTCGGATGCATCAATCATGTGAAGTGTTTGTTCAATACCGTATGTTTCATATAAATCTATGATAATTTCACAATCGGATTGTGTCATCGGTGTCTTTTTCATTTCATCATAAAGGGTTTTATGATTATAGATTTCACCGTTACAAATCAAATAAATACCATTTTTTTCAAAAGGTTGTGAACCATTCGAGACACCATTGATGGACAAACGATGAAACCCTAACCATACATTTTTCAACGTAATAAATACGGTTTCATCTGGTCCACGATGTTTCCCCATCTCAAAAGCATCCATAACAGTTTTTACAAAAATAGTGGGGTTTATCAATGCAAATATACCACACATAACTTACTTTTAAGATAAATCATTTATATTGTTTTATCATGCAAAGTGTAATCACTTACTAATTATAATAATAAAATAGTTTAAAGAACTTTTGCATTATTACAAGTATAAGATGTCCCGTAACATTGGTATGGTAAAGTGGTTCAATAACAAAACCGGATATGGTTTCATTACCCTTGATAATGAGGACATTTTTGTACACCACCAGCAACTACAAGTTGCAGAGAATCAGTACAAGTATCTTGTACAAGGAGAATATGTAGAGTTTGAAAAAAAGATTTTGACGGAGGGAAAGCATCGAACCATGGCAGTGGAAGTAACCGGTATCCGTCGTGGGCCTCTTATGTGTGAGACGCGTCAGAAGATGCGTGAGAATCGCGATGAACAATCTTAACTTTTGTATTTTGACGCTGTAATAATCCTAAACTAAGATCTGGAAGTGTAGCCAATATATTCATAACTGTTCTATAGTGAAAGATGCATACACATGCATCCTTTTCTAATTTTATACTATACCACCAATAAGCTGGTATGAATAATAATTTTCCTTTTGGAACCGTTATTTCTAAAAATTTAACTTTTGTTTTTTCTTTCCATGGATTGATTGTACTATAAAATTCTTGTGTTTCTTGTTTTTTGATTTCATTTAAAAATTTTGTGTTTCGTGGAGGGCATAATTTTACAGTGATACTTCCATTTGTTACTGCAAAATAATTACGGTATTGATTTTTATATTGTAATCGTGTAGTATATTGATCACTTCCCATACACACGTCATAAGACATGCTACATACTAATGGCGGTCTTAACAATAGATCTGTATTTGTGTAGTAATTTTTTAGTAAAGTATCCTTTAAAAATTCTTCATTCTCAAATAATGCATAATTTTTTTCAAATAATTTTTGTGCTTTTTCTAATGTAACTATTGATTTTCTATATTTTTGATCGTAGACCACTACATCAAAAGAGTTGTACTCTTTACATGCAGTTGGTGTTAATAAATCGGTATCTTCATAATCAAATACAACGGGTTGTTTCAAATCACATATTTCTTCCAGTTTTTCTTTTTGAAATAGTATTTCGTATATTTCCATTTCGTTATTTGTTTTCAATTGAAACATTACATGTAGATAAAGTAAAATAACCACGATAATTGTTATTATGGTAGTTAACATAAGATTAGAAAATGAATCGTTTTATATTGTTTCATACTTGAAAAATATTGTAAAGTTATTCCTCTGTTGTAAAAGAAGTAAACGATGTCTCTCCTACTTCGGATAATGGCATCGTACCCTTCTTTTTCGTTGGCTTGATATTGTTTTGTTTCTCTAATACTTCACACCTCTGTGTAAGTGCGACAATTTGTTTATTCAAATTTCGTATCAATTCCACTAAAGAATCATATTTTGTCTCTACTTCACTTTCTGTGAAAGTTGTATCTTGTTCTCCAATTTTTTCTTCTAAAGCTTTAAATTGTCTTGAACATACTTGTTCGTGAGTCATCAATCGTTTAGCTACTAATTGTATGGCATGAGAAGTATGAATCATTGGGTCTTTGGTCTCTTTCGCTTGCGTCTTTTGTTTAGACATAAAGAAGAATAGTACTAAAAAAATAGAGTATTAACGAATAATTTTTCTGATTACTATTCATGGAAGAACAACCTACCTTTTTTTCTCATGTATTCAATTTTGAACAAGAAAGTAGAAATCAAATGGTAAATATTGCTCAATATACCATTTTTTCTATTGTTTTGATTACTTTACTAAATCGTTTCATTCAAGATTATATGCCTGAAGTAGATAAAGATAAAGGAAGTTTAGCCATTTTTGTAGAAATTTCTCTTCAATGTATTGTTCTCTTCTTAGGTATCGTATTTATTCATCGTATCATTACTTTTATTCCTACAGCAAGTGGTTCTAAATATTCAGAACAAAATGTAATTTCCATTATTTTACCTACATTGATTCTTTTATTAGGAACATCAAAATTAGGTGAAAAAGTCACCATATTAGTAGATAGATTTTCAGGACAAGTACCTACAAAAAAAGTACAACCACAGATGCCACCCTCTATTTTACCTAAAGCACCAACTGTAAATCCAATCAATAATCCTGAACCAGATTTCAATACCATGTTTGCTGGACCCACTACTCCTTTAGTAAATGCTGCCTCTCCAGATTCTTTTGAACCAATGCCTTCTAATTTTGGTGGAAGTATATTTTAAATTCTTTTTCTTAATTCTTCTAATTTATAATGAATCGAATCACAAAATATAATGGCGAATGGTGGAATAATAGATAAAAAGTGGTATTCTTCATTTCGGGAATGTTTGTAACCATACCATCCATCTAGTGGAAATGGTATCATTCTTATGACTTTACCTACAAAATAAATTACAATCCATAAAATACCAGAATACAAACACGCTTCTATTAACAATCGTGCAGTGGATTTATGTTTATCTTTGTCATGATCTTCACGTAAAACATAATCATCTAATACAATAGTGATTCCTACTGCAAACAACACTTGTAAAATTGTCATATAAAACAAATCGACCACTTGGATCCATTCTTTCATACAATAGGTGGATTTTTTTTCTTAAAATCATGATATAAGGATTGAACAAATGCATGCGTCATGACTTTGTCATAGTATAAAACTGTGCAAATATTACCATGTATGCCTTTGTTTGCACCAATCAATAATTCATTGGTAAGTGTATGGGGTACCCAAGATTTTGAATCAATCAATTTACCATTCATAAAAATATCCATAATTCCGTTATTATAAATTAACGCCATATGATTCCATGTTTGTAAAGGTACATTTCGTGTCACTATAGCATCATCCTTTAATCTTACTTGTATTTTATTTTGTTCACCATTATAAGAAATCAATACATTCTCACCGTGTAATAATAAAGTTGTATATTCTGTAGCAGAAGATGAATAACTAGGTGGTGTTGGATGAATATAAAACCAAAATGATAATGTATAATGATAATTTACAGGTACTGGATAAATAGTGATATTATCTAATGATATTGGTTTGTGTACAAGCATAGAACCTCCATATGTTTTCTTAGTAATCGTTCTTATATACAAATGAAAAAATGCAAATCCAACCAACACTATAAAAGTAAAAAGAAAAAATGGATGGATTGTTATATTTTTTGCATAATTGTAATATCTATTCAAAAAAGAAGTGATTGGTTCAAAAAAGCTTGAGATACGTTCTATTATGTATTTTAATCTTTCTGGATGGAAATCAATAAAACTGATACCATATCCAATTGTATATAATAAAAGATAAGCTAAAAAAACATAAGTAGATTGATAATAAAATGAAAGAATTTCATTTCCTGCAAATACTGTAAGAAAGACTAGCAATACTACTTTAATGATATTAAATGATAATTTTAAACAACCAAATAGAAGAATCGATAATACCAATACACTCCATGGTGGATACGGTGTAGTTAAAAAAGAAAATGGATTCAATATTGCCACAAGAATACAAGTAACTACATATAAAATTTCGTACAAAGTACTTTTTGTAATGTGCATAACTAAAGGTAATTGAATCACTATCATCATGGCATAAATAAGATACCCTACTGAATTATTTTTTTCATGAACAGAAAAAAAATTCGTTATTGCATTTGATATTTTATCTATGTAAATGAAAAATAAAATATTCAATACAATGGCATATACAAATAATCCTACTAAATATTTCCAGTACAATTGTACATTCATATTCTATACCAATACTATTTCATCCAATTATAGATTCAAATTCATGGTCATTTTGTCTGATCGTTTGCGTCTAGCTTTTTTTGCCATATTTAATCCATCCTTCATTTCATTTAATTCACCAATACTTACTGTACTTCCTTCATCCATTTGTACAGTTTTTGGTTTCAATCCATTTAAAATATCATTGATATCACTTGGTCCTTTCATTTCTGGTCGTGGAATCGTCTTTATCTCTGGTCTTGATTCTGATCGTAGATCCTCTTTCTTTGGTTCAGGTCTTGAATACTCTCTTGCCTCTTGTCGTGGTGGCTGTACAGAATTCATAAATCCAGTGAATCCTGGACTTCCCATGGAATTCATCGCAACTTGAGTAAACTTTTGCATGAGTTCTGGATTTTGTCTCATGATATCATCCATTCCTGGTATCGAGGATTTGAACATCGTATTTGTCATGTGAAGCATAATAGCACTTCCACCTAATTGAAACAATAATTTCAATTCAGGAGCAAGCTTTGCCTTATTTCTATATTTTTCGTGTAACTCTGCAAATATTTCATCATAATCTGTAATGTTTTCTGAAAATTGTTCTGCCCATCCATCCAATTTGATATCAAATGGGTCAAATTTAGAATTCAAAAATTCAAGACCGGTAATACAAGCCATTAACATTTTTCCTTGAAATTTTACATTGTTTGCTTTTTCCTTTTCCGCCACTATATTTTCGTATTCACCTTTCATTTCCTCTAAAGAAGAATCCATAGAATAACGTTTTGTCAACTTAACACCTTTGGATTCTAAATCTTCCAATTTTCTTAAATAAGAAAAACGTTCACGTAAGGTTTCCTTTTGTTCTATGGGTTTATCTGGATTCCCTACAAATGGTTTGAACCCATCCCATGTTTTTTCTTTTACCGGTTCTGCAAATCGAACAGTTGGTTCTTTTATTTCTGGTATATCAGTTCTTGGAAAAGTTTCATTTCTGGGAAAGGTTTCATTTTTTGGAAAACTTGGTTCTTTGATTTCTGAAAAGTTCAGTTTTATCTCTGGTTCAAAACTTGTTCCTGACAATGAATTTAATTCTTTTTCTAAATTGTCAATATCTGATAAAGTAATAGTATCCTTTTGTTTACTTTTATCATTCATTAATAATTCAATCCCTGGTAATGTTGATTTTACTTCTTCCAGAGGAGTAAGATTAATGACTTCCATAACCTAACTAAGAAGAATTCACTTTAAATAAAACCGCAATTAATAATATGGGTAAATCTAGAATGATGGGTGCAGGACATGCATCTGCTACTCTTTATAAATGTGATCCGAATCTTTCAACTGTGGAGGTAATAAGAAACAAGGTGTTACTTCGAGAGTAGGTTTGAATAGATGGGAAAATCGTGAAATACAAGTTCAATCCAATGGTATAGGAAGAATGAAATTATTTTACAGAAATCAATTAGGCGGTATTGGTCCTGGTCATAGCATGTTTGGTGGAAGATGGTCTCGTGCCGATGGTATTCATTCTCCAAAAACAATTACATCAGATATACCTGTTACAATGGAGTATGAAGGTATATTTTTTGAAGATATAAATACTGCAAATCATGATTTAATATATCCATATTTTTTAGGGAATAAATTATATTTTTATGTATCTACAATAGACGTACCACCATCTCAAATAAGAAATATTACTACATCATTTTATTTTCAAGAAGGTGTCATCAATGCAGATTATACAAATTTAATATATCAACCAGATGGTCCTTATGATTCAACATTAATTAATTTAATAAGTCAAGGTAAAATAGATAAAGGATATATATTTTTATTGAATTATGATATTTCCATAGAAATTCCATTAATAAATCCATTTAAAATTAGAAAAGTAAATCACGAATTTTTAAATAAAACATTGTATATTAGTGAGGGTAATATTTCTTATAATTCATATATAGTTGGTAATTATACATTTATCTATTTACCAGGAATCATTGACCTAACTATAAATAGGGTCAAATTCAATAAAGAATATAAAACAATAATGTTTTATAATGATTTTACAGGTGACCCATATATTTTTATAATAATAGATGGAATAATAGAATTACCATCGACTATATCTTACCATACATAAACCAAATAGCTTGTAACAATGTATCCGCTAAATCATCCTTCTTTTTATGTTTTAAAAAATGTGTATCATCCCATCCTTTTTCTGCCAAAACTTGTTTCGTATAATGAATACTCAACTTTTTACGTTGTGCATAGGTAGTAGGTCCTTGATGAAACAACTTTAATTTATTCACTGCTGAAATACAATGGACTTCTGCTCCTCTCATTAACCAATACTGAACAACCATCCCTTGAATCCCTTTCATTTTACTTGCTAATGGACCAATTTGATTTTCTACCAATACTATATTGGCTTCAAGAGGGGCATATACTTTTATGATTCTTTTTCCCAATTCTACCATACTTGGTTCAATGGGTTCCCACTTTTTTTTTAATCCTTGAATCATTTCTTTTCTAGTACCAAATGGTATGTTATGTTTTTTACATATACATAACAATTGAGGTAATGGTTTTTCGATACATTTTTTACAAAGGTATCCGTCCAAATAATGAGTTGCTTTCGAACAACAATGGTATGCAGGTGCTAAATTATTCACATTCCAATCTACAATTTGATTGGTGGAAACATCCAATAAACAATGGGCTAAATTTTTCACACCAATATCAATCGATAAAATCTTCATTCTTGTTGATGAAAAATAATATTTAAACTTTAATTTATTACTATATGAAATGTATAGAATTGTACCTTTTGATAAATTAAAAAAACATACCTATTATACAAAAGACAAAGAAATATTTGGTATTTTTTATTCTTACGATGAAACAAAAACATATGCATTATTTTGTCGTCAACTCGATATTGATTATTATGACCTACATTTTGTTAAAAAAGAAGAACCCATTTTCATAAAATCCATTTTACCTTCTATTCAACAAGCCATGGAAGATCGATCTCTACTTTGTATTTTAAGAAAAATTACAGGCGATGAAACATTCAAATGGTAGGAATAAATTCCCAATTTAATTCTAGACATATTTTTTTCCATATTTCATCTTGTTCCATTCTTTTTTCACGATCTTTTAACATTGGAAAATAAGGTAAAAAAGTATCTTCTTCTAATAATTCACATAATTTATAAATCGTATAATAATAATTCAAAAAATTAACACGATCATCTGGACAACATTTTGCATAAGGTCTTTGTATTTCAATGAAAAGAGAACATAACCGTTCTTCTAATTCTGGACTCATTACTGGTGGTTTAATACCTAATTTGTCTTTGATAAATGTAATGTGTTCATAATATTTATTATATCCAAATTTTTTTAAAATTTCTTTTGTTTTTTCATTAGTAATTTCAGATATTTCAATGCGTTCTTTTTTAATTTGAGATTGAATATTTTCAAAAATATCAGTTGGAATTTGTGTAGATTCTTTTGCTTGAAATTGTGCTAATATTTCACGAAAATGATTGATTCGTTTGTATGCATAAAAACATATTTCTTTCGGTGGTTCTTTGTAAGAAGGTTTTTCATTTTCAATGAGGTATTGAAATTGGCAAGCACATGCAGTATTGTTACATATTACAATTCCATCATAATCGACTGGTATGAGTTCACCTTGATTACATTTTTTGCAAATTGACGTATTATAAATATATTCTTCTGATGGAAAATAAGATTCATCAATATTTTTTAAATAATGCAACGCATGATTTGCCATCACTTGTGTATCGGGTAAAGAATCGATTTTGAAAAACTGATTCAATAGCTTAATCGTCGATCTTTTTTCAGATATACCTTTTTTTTCTTCAAAATATGAAAATAAATGTTTTCCATTGTCTAAATAATATTGTAACTGTTTATCTTGTATATCTTTTATTTTTTTTTTCAATTTAGACAATTTGATAGGATCTTTTTCTACAATACATTCTTCTTTTAATTTAGGAATAATTTTATCATTTTCTTCTTTGAATCGTTCGACAAATTCATTATGTTTTGTATCCACCATTTTTAACATAATGTCTTCTAATTTCTTTGTTGGTTTTAATTTAAAGGTCATACTTTATAAAGAAATAAACATTTTAAATTAAAAATACGTACATTGTTTCTTTTTCTATGATATGAATAAAAGGAAATTTATCATAAAGGCATTAGAAGATGGATGGACAGTAACAAAACACAAGAACAAATATATTTTTAGAAAACGACATTACAATCTTAAGGAATATTTTGATTCGAATTATCTTTCCATTTTTTTAAAAAAATATTCCTAATTTTTTTTTCTTTAGCAATAGTATAACATGGGAGGAGGTTTAATGCAATTAGTAGCCTACGGCGCACAAGATGTTTATCTTACTGGTAACCCCCAGATTACCTACTGGAAAGTAACTTACCGGCGTTACACAAACTTCGCCATGGAGTCCATTGAGCAAACTTTCAATGGACAGGCAGATTTTGGACGACGTGTCACTTGCACCATCTCCCGTAACGGAGATCTTGCTTACACCACTATTCTTCAAGTCACTCTTCCCCAAATTGGCCAGGATCTTGCGGCTTCGTCGGACCAGGGCGTCTATGCTCGGTGGCTCGATTTCCCTGGTGAGCAACTCATCTCCCAGGTAGAGGTAGAGATTGGTGGCCAGCGCATTGATCGCCATTACGGTGATTGGATGCACATCTGGAACCAGCTTACCGTAAATGCTTCTCAGCAGAAGGGTTACTGGTCAATGGTAGGCAACACCACCCAGCTTACTTACTTGACTGACCCCTCTTTCTCTGCCGTGGATGGTCCTTGCCAGTCGAACGCTCCTCGCCAGATTTGCGCTCCTCGTAACGCTCTCCCAGAGACAACTCTTTACATTCCTCTTCAGTTCTGGTTCTGCCGTAACCCTGGTCTTGCTCTCCCCCTCATTGCTCTCCAGTACCACGAGGTACGCATCAACATTGATCTTCGTCCCATTGATGAGTGCCTCTGGGCCGTCAACACACTCAGCCCTACCTCTACTGGCTCTGTCAAGTGCACAAATGCTTACAACCAATCCCTCGTTGCTGCCTCTCTCTTTGTGGACTACGTCTTCCTTGATACCGATGAGCGCCGGCGTATGGCACAGAACCCCCACGAGTACCTCATTGAACAGCTTCAGTTCACTGGCGATGAGTCGGTTGGTTCGTCGTCCAACAAGATCAAGTTGAACTTCAACCATCCCGTCAAGGAGCTTATCTGGGTTGTCCAGCCTGATGCCAATGTTGATTACTGCGCATCACTCGATGGCCAGAGCAACCTCTTCAACATCCTTGGTGCCCAGCCCTTCAACTACACAGATGCAGTAGATGCTCTCCCTAACGCCATCCATGCCTTTGGTGGCCCCAACTCGGTTGCTGGACCTATGGGTGCAAGTGGAACCGCCAACTACGATTTCATCAATGCCAATGGTCTCTTCGCCAATGCTAACGCGGTTGACGGAAATGCTTACATTGATCTTTCGAATAACACGGTTACATCGACAGAAGAATTACTCGCTGCTATTCAAAACTCGAATGATTACTGGGGATACAACCGCGGTTACGGAAACACTGCAGGCGCCTTTTCCGGTGTTACCTCCGGAAGCACCGGAAAATACGAATTTGGCGCTCCTACCGGAGATCCCCAGGAATCGCTCGTTTCCGATGCCGGTACCTTCGTCCTCTCGGAGACAGCTCTTGCTCTCCACTGCTGGGGCGAGAACCCAGTCGTCACTGCCAAACTTCAGCTCAACGGCCAGGATCGTTTCTCAGAGCGTGAAGGATCCTACTTTGACCTTGTCCAGCCCTACATGGCCCACACCCGTACCCCCGACACCGGTATCAACGTCTACTCCTTCGCCCTCCGCCCCGAGGAGCACCAGCCTTCCGGCACATGCAACTTCTCGCGCATTGACAATGCCACCCTTCAACTTATTCTCTCGAACGCGACCGTCGAGGGTACCTCCACCGCCAAGGTGCGTGTCTATGCCACCAATTACAATGTTTTGCGCATAATGTCCGGCATGGGTGGTTTGGCATATAGCAACTGAGTCCTTTACATTATGTCTGGGATGGGTGGTTACAAATTCTTTGGAAACAATATCAATAAAAAAATTGATATTGTTTATTTTTTTGCTAGTTAACCATGGAACGTTCGTTAAAATATTGTGTTGATTGTAAAAAGAATCACGATTACTTAAAAGATTGTTACTTTTGTAGTACACCTCAACTAGAATGTGTTATGGTGAACAAGAATGGAATTTTTACATGTTCATCTTGCAGTTTCATTTTAGGAAAGGAACCACTTGAAAAAAATATATGTGATGTTTGTGCTGAAGAGGTATTATTGAATACCTTACCATGTAACCATAAACTATGTTTACAATGCTGCAAAAATAATTACATAGGTTATACTTATACGCCTAGACCAAAACATTATAATGAAGTAACAAATTGGGCTTTATGGCCATATTCAAAAAAAGATTTTAATCAATATTATCGTTTTATATTTGATTATCAAGAATTATTGTTCGAGATTCATTCAATTGAAGTATATACTGATACACTAGAAACATTAATGTTATTTCTATCAAAAGAGATTGATACAATAGATATGGATTTACAAAAAATAATTGATTATGAATTAGACATATTTAGGTACAATATGGAATGTGGACGCTTAGAATACAGGTGGGAAGAATGGGAGCAAACAAAAATAATAGGTAGTAAGGAATGTCCATTCTGCAGTTCTACTTTGAAGTAAGTCCTTGTACACGTTCTGCAATTTGTTCTTTTGAATATCGTTCTTTTAATTGTTGAATTTTTACTTCTTTTTTCACATCATGAATTTCCTTCTTTTCACTTTTACTCAATTTGTTTCCTTTTACAATAGCTACGTTTTGATTCATGGGCACATTTGGTTTATGATTCATTGCAACCCGACTACATTTTTCAAGAAAGGAATCTAAGGTATAGTTGGATTTCATTATATTACAAGTTCCACAACAGGATTTCATATTTGATTCTACATATCCAATGGTACTATCTACACGGTCTATACCATTTTGATGTGTTTCGCTATTTTCTTTTCCACATAAATAACAACATTCCTGTTTTTTTGCATCAAAGATTTCTTTAGATACGTCAAATGGTATATCTCTTATAAGAGCACTTAACTTTGATAATGAATATTTAACCAATTTTGTGTCTTTGAATATTTCTGGGTAGAATGTACCTGTTTTTTTAGAATAACTATCAATATGTTGAGCTATTTTTACAAATACATCCGGACTCATACACTTTTTCATGTAGTTGCACATTTCACAGCTAGATACACAATTCTCCATTACATATCCTTTTGCTGAATCTAATCGGTCTAATCCATTGAACCCTTTTTCTTGAACGATTCCGCAATAATGACATGATGATGTTACTAATGTAATGAATGTTTCCTTGTCTATTTCAAATACTAGTTGTTTCGTAAAAGCCGACTTCTTGTAGTTAGAATAATGATAATCTATATTTTCATTTCGCACTTTATTGAAAGCTTGTACTTTTTCAGGATTTTCATCGCGCCACTTTTTCATTCGTTCAGCCTGTCGTTTCAAATATTTTTCAGCATCTGCTTCTATTAAACGAGCACGTGCATCCATCCAATATTTAGCCACTTTTTCATAATTTGCCTCTCTCCATGCCTGTTTCACTGCTTTGCGTTCCGGTTTTGCTGAATTTTTACGCATAAGTTCATTCACATGTTCTTTGTCACGTTTTTCATCCGCTTTCTTATTTGCTGCACGGCATAACTTACACGTTTTGGTTTCACCTACTGAACCATTGAATGCCTCCAATGGATACATTTTACGACACCTCGTACATTCATTCTCTGTTTCAGTCTTTACCGGTTCTACGCTACGGTTCTTGTGATCTTTTTCACGTTCTTTAGCCAAACATACGGAGCAACGTGATTTACCATCCATTGGCATTTGAGTACGGCATCCTCGATTTGCATTATAACACGGTTTTAATCCAAGTGCGGATGTTTCATCGATAAATTGACACAATTGATGTTTGCCACAATATTTATTTTCACTTTTTTTGAACTTGCATCCTTCCTTGGCACATAATACAATTTCTGCTTTTGCCTGTTTACGTTTTTCCGCACCACGTACTCTACATTCATTACACGTTTCCATTTCCATGAATTTCATTTTCTTGCATCCTTTGCATAGTTTACATCCTGCTATCATTTCAGGGGTATAATCTTTCATGTAGGTGTGGAACCTACAGAAAGGTCCTTTGTTTCGGCAAGGATTGCCTTTCGCATCTTTCGCTGGGCAAGACATCGGGATATTAATCACACTAATTTTGGTATCAATTTTGTTAAAATTATCATAAAATTGATTATTTTTATTTATATTTTTGTGATGATAAGATATGATTACGAATATTTAAAAAACTTTGTGCATACAAATCATGTTGTATTGAATGAAGATTATTCTAAAAAAACTATTACTCGTGATTCTATTATTTCTGGAAAATGTATTTCATGTGAAAATCATTTTTCAATTGTTTTTCGTTCTTTAATTAAACATGGACCTTATTGTAAAACACACAAAAACATAATAAAAAAAGAAAAAACAGAAAAAACATGTATTGATAAATATGGTACAAAAAGTGCAACCTCTAATGAACAAATTCAAGAAAAAATAAAACAAACCAATTTAGAAAAATATGGTGTTGAACGACCAAGTCAATCCTCTGTTATTCAAAAAAAAATAAAACAAACCAATTTAGAAAAATATGGTGTAGATCATACTTCAAAGCTTGAAAAAATAAAAGAAAAACAAAGAAAAAAAATGATGGAAAAAAGAGAAGCATTGTTCGATTATTTCAAAAAAAATGGGTTTGAATTATTAGATGATCATTATAATCAATCAGACACATTTTATGACAATGTAAAAAGAGAAGATACTATTTATTTTAAATGTAAATGTGGTGAATTATCAAATAAAGTGTATAGGCAAATTAAAGAAGTCAGTGGGTTAAATTGTCATACATGTACTTCAAAGAACATGGTTGAAAAACAAAAAGTAACTATGTTAGAAAAATATGGTGTTGAACATGCAGCACAAAATACCATGATTCAAGAAAAAACAAAACAAACCATGTTAGAAAAATATGGTGTTGAACATGCAGCACAAAATACCATGATTCAAGAAAAAACGAAACAAACAAATTTGCAAAGACATGGTTGTGAATATCCGCAACAAAACAAAGAAATACATTCTAAAACAATAAAAAGTAATCTTTTAAAATTTGGTGTAAATTATCCTTATCAAAATGCAGATTTTGCAGAAAAAGCATCAAAAAATGCTTATAAATTAAAGGAGTTTACTTTTCCTTCGGGTAAAAAAATAACATGTCAGGGTTATGAACCATTTGCATTGAAAGAATTATTGGAAAATAACATACAAGAAGATGATATTATCACTGGTTGTAAAAATGTACCTGTAATAAAATATGGAGATAATAATGAAAGACGGCATTATGTTGATATTTTTGTAAAATCTTTACAAAAATGTATTGAAGTAAAATCTACTTGGACATTTGAAAAGAAAAAAGATCTTGTATTAAAAAAACAAGAATCTGCAAAAAAAAATGGGTTAAATTATGAAATATGGGTTTATAATCAAAAAGGTAAAAAATTGTTATTATTTGAATAATATTATTTTCAATTTTATATTGTTACTATTAATTAAAAAATAATATAAATTTGTAAGTGATCCAAATATTTGAAAATTTAAATAAATGGCAAACTTCTATTAGTTCAAACACTTACAAAAGAGTTAATTCATCTGAATATTTTCATGTTCTAAAACGATAAGATGTATTAACTGTTGCTTGGGTAGTTGTTGTTAATGATCGGGAAGGTTGTGACCAACAAAATAATATCATTCAAAAATGATTTTATTGTATGTCACAAATAAAATTTATGAATAAATGCAAATTGATTTACCATACTTATAATTATGTGAATTAATTGTTATACATTATTCATTTTGTTATTGTGAACCATCCATACCAGTCATTATTTAACGTACAATGTATGCTAAACCACCCATACCTGGCATTTTGTAAGCGCATCTTTTGCTTTAGTTACAATATTTTCTTGCATAAAGATCAAAATGAAATCATGGATTCAAGACATCATATTTGTTTGCAGATTCCACTAATAATCCATTCGCATAAATACCATAATTCATCTGAATATTTTCATGTTCTAAAACGATATGATAAATTCTATAACTACCAGATTCTGGACATACTTTTGCCTTCTCATCAATATAAACTGGTAAACGATAGTAACCGTCCGTCACAAAAATTTCATGATAACTTTCAATTATCTTTTCGCGTTGGTAACTTGTAAGATCACCTACAAGTAAACTATGAGATCCTGTAACATATAGATCTTTCCATAAATGTGAATACTCCGGATAAGACAATTTGTACAATTGGGAAGAAGTACGACCATGAACATCATGATGAATGAGTTTTGTAGCAATCATTTCAATAGGAACTAACCCATTTTTCATAGTATTTACAAGATCACCTACTTCTAAATCTTCAATTAATTTATATCCATCTTTTGTAAGAATAGATGTACCTATCAAAAAACATTGAGAAGATGTATTAACTGTTGCTTGAGTAGTAGTTGTTGCTTGAGTAGTAGTTGTTGTTGCTTGGGTAGTAGTAGTTGTTGCTTGGGTAGTTGTTGTTGCTTGGGTAGTTGTTGTTGCTGGGGGTGTTGTTGTTGCTTGGGTAGTTGTTGTTGCTGGGGGTGTTGTTGTTGCTTGGGTAGTTGTTGTTGCTGGGGGTGTTGTTG